AGAACCAGGAAATTTCCATTCCAACATTCTCACAAGGCCAGCAGCAAGCCATGTGCCTATGCCACCAGCTCCAACCATTACAATTCTTTTTACATTTTCTTCAGACATAAAAACCTCTTTATTGTTAAAATACTAATCTCTAAAATGCATCGGCAAAGCGCTTATGGTATCATCGTGCTTTAAGAACTTGTGGCACTCTGTTATTGAATTCTGCAAACGTTGACCAGTATTGCAGTAATCAATAATTGCATCATAATAAGAAGGACAAGTAGCTGTGTAATAATAAACGCAATTATGACATTCAGAAGTGTAAGAATATATGTCCATATCACGATGATCTAAATCAAAATCAGTGATGTCATCGAATAAGACCATTTTTTTACACATACAGTTGGTTGGAAGGTCAAAACAGCAAACTGTTAAATCAGCGTCAAAACCATCTTCACTTGCAGTTTTTAAAAGATAATCATCATCGTCATCGTAAGGTGCGTAGGTTTCTACAATTGTTGCAGATGATTTAGTGAGTGAAGAATCATAATGATTTTCAGATCCATATATCTTAAGAACTTGCTGTTCACCATTTTTTGGATCAATAGTCCAAAGATAAACAGATCTCTTTCCTGTGATATACCTGTCAGTCATGTATTTCTCAGCTTTAATCATGACTTCTTTAAAATCATCAGTCATTGAAACTACTGGAATGTCGCAAATAGGACATGAGCCAGCAGTCAAATCATAATCAGCCATAGTATACTCGCAAGAAGGACAAATGATATCTCTTGCAACAGGATCAAGTTCAGCTAAGATAATATGCGGAGTTGGATCATTTATAACTGGTATATTTAGAAGACCTTTTTTAGTAGTACCAACTGGAGTAGATCCCAGCGTTACTTGTTGAGAGAGAGTTAGTGGTTGATCCGTTAGTGGTTTGTGGTTGTGCTGTGACGCCACCAGCGAAGCCGAACCCCCCGTAGGGGGTTGTACTTTTTTTACTTTAGTAGACCACTCTACTACTAAAGAATCTGGAGCTTTATTTGAAACAAAACCCTCAAAAACATCTTCAGGCTTTAATGTCCAAGAGTTGCCAGCCATCTGCATTTCAATGTAATATTGAGTTGCACCACCGTTTACTGATTTCTGCCATCCATAAGTAATATGGATGCCATCAAAGTCTGCTTGGTCGGCGTGATCTGTCCCAGACGCATAGGCTGCCATTCCAGGATGAGAGTGGACTGAGCCAACAATCAAAACATCTTCAGGTTTTTCTTCAACGATAGAATCAGGATTGTAGTTGCAGTGAACAGAAGTATTAGTCTGCTCAGGAACAAGAACACCCCATCCTGAAGAATCTTTTTTGCTTGGGTCAAAAGTCAAAAGAACGATTGACTCAGTGCCGTGTTGAGCATCGACTAATCTAAAGAAATCATCAAGTCTATTTACAATTTCCATAGGTATACCAGGAAGATTGTATTCTGCTGTTTCGCGCACAGGAGCAAGATCAGCTATGTCAGCACTAACTGCGCTTACAGCACGACCAATTATATTATTAACAACTTTAACAATAGAAGTTGTTTTCTCTGTTATATAAGTTGACTGATTGTTAGCAGGAGGAGTGCCTACAGTATAGGTGTTATTGTAATGGGTGGTAGAAGAGCTAGAATAAGTCTTCGTTTCAACTTTCTTATCTTCTGCAATATTGCAAATAAGATAATAAATGGAAAATCCAAGGTCTTCAATGATGTCTTCAATATCATCACGATCTGCGTAAAATATTGGAAGGCCATCAGAAGCCCAAAAATAATTCAAATCATCTAATGTAACTTTTTTGTCAGACATAAAACTCCTATATCTTATATTCGGTATTTTGTTTAAAATTGAACCTTATCATAATCAATGTGGACAGATATCCCAACCATAGAATTAGAATTACCTGGTATTGCATTCTCAATAGTGAAATTAGAAAGCTCTTTAGAAAACGGAACATATTCACCTTCTAAAATTCCGTTGGAATTAAGAGACAAATTGCCTATACACTTAGCGCAACATTCTGTAATCTCTGCTTTAATTTCAGAATCTTTTCCAGCAATAATAGTTGTTTTAACACATGGTTTAATTTCAGATTTATTACTCTGCAATGCTCCACATGGGCAAACAACAGCTTTTGAAAGACTAAATAAACCTTTTTCAATGCATGTAGCGCACGAAACAATGGTTTCTTTCTTAAATGCAAGATTATTGGAATCATCAAAGTAAGCAGTTGTATGATTCAGTGTGTAAAACATATCTGGCAAAGAAGGACAATTCTTTATAACCGTAGTCTCACATGAATAACACTTGCCAATATAGTCTTCGTAGCCTTGATCTTTTACAAAAGAGGTAATACAATGAGCGCAAACAGTATTGTATTCGTTACCATGATCATCAAGATAAGGAGTAGGAAGATTGTAAATCGGAAGAGTTTTGTTCTGTCCATGAGCACCCCAAGAAAACTGGCATTTTTCGCACTGCTTCCAAGTGTCATGTTCGATATGAACAGCGCAGTCTAAATTGTCTGCAAAACAAATATCCATATGATCAGATGGATAATAAATAGAAACGCTCTCTATGTAGACATAATGCTCTGATGTACAACCAGAGCAAATTGTATTGCCGTCATAGTCTGCTATATTGTCTTCAGTTCCATCATATACTTCTTCGCAAGAATAGCAAATCCAATTATCTTCAGATTCATCCTGTTCATCATCAAAACTCAATTGAGGCTGGACTTTGCTCGCAACTGCTTCCCGATGTGAATCAGAAAATTGAAAAGGATTATCTTTTTTCTCAAACGTTACAACAGCGGGTGCAGAAGCAAAAGAAGACTTAAACATAGAAGCAACTTTATCATTTGAAAAGTTTAGATCTTCTCTAGCAAGGATATTATAAAGCTTTGGAATTTCTTTGTCAGTATAATAAGCCTGGTAATTGCCCAGCAAAGCCATTGAAAGAGTAAGTGGTACTCCTTTTTCATTATGGGAACCTTGCGAATCAATGCCCTCAACTTTGACAGGAATCCAAAGATCAGGATCTAAAGTCCAGTCAAATCCATCAAACTCAGTTTTTTTCTGCCAAGCTTGTGGATTATAAGTATAATTAGGTTTACCAAAAGCCTCGTAGAAACGAGGTCCATCAGTTTCACTCATGTTCGCGTCGTTGTAAGTCTCAACTCCGCTGCACCGTTCAATAAGTCTAGAAACTTTTTCATTAAAAGAAAAAGTAGACCAATCCTCTTTTAGATACAAGCAAATCCAACCTACGCCATTACCACGGTAACCTTTACAGTTGATATTAGGAAGATTGACATGGTACAAGGGCATTCCTGGATGAGTTATTGGATACGGAGAATAAAACATTCTGGCACCGAGAAGGTTGCCGTTAACAAAATCTCCAATAACAATGCGATAAGGCTGGGCTAGATAAAAAGTATTCGCGTGCCTGTCACCTTCATGATCGCCCCAATTGATATGATAGGTTCCAGGCTTGTGCTGGACAGTAATTTGCATATGGTGTCCAGCAGAACGAATTGACAGAACTCCAGTACCATCTAAGGGAAGAAGTCCTGTGTCGATTGAAGAAGAGCTTGAAAAGTGTTTATAAAAAGAAACAATATCTTTTTCAACAACTTGATTTAAATTAAAAGAAGAAACTGTAGACTGGATTACATAAGCTCCGTCTTCCCTCTTCTTAAGGGCATAATTAAACGAATCAACCATTGTTATCTCCAAGTATATGTTGTATCTGATTATCAAGATCTTCACTAAAGTCACCAAAAGTAGATGCAAACCAAGAAGGATCTGTTTCTGCATGTTCGATAACTTTTAGTTTTGCAAGAAGATTATCCTTAACCTCTACTAAGTCAGCAACCCGATCAAGAGCTTTGGAAAGACCCTTGAGGGTTTCTTTGTCATGAGTCATGTTCAAGAGAACTTGAACTACTGGAAAATCATCTATTTGAAAATGTTCTATGATTTTAGATATCCGCTCATCAATAGATGAGAGTTGAGACTTTATTTCCTTTTTAGTTTCATTGGAAGAATCTAAATTGAACTGAAAAGTCTTTATAGGAAAAGAACTTTTAGATTGTCTGTTTGAAGATTCAGACATAAAAACCCCTTACTGTTGAAGTATCTCTGCGGCTTTTTGTATTTGAGAATTAGTAAAAAGAAGTTTTTCTAATTCATTGTTCCAGATCGTGGGATCTAGTCCTTGAGCAGAAATATAGTTTTTAAATTTTTTCCAAAACATTCTTCTTTGACGTGGAGTTAGTCCACCCCAAACTCCGTGATCTTCAGAAGATACAAGTGCGGTGTACAAGCATTGTTTTTGAACTGGACAGGAATAACAGTACTTAATAGCGTTTTGTTTAAGAACAACATCTTCTGGATCGTAAAAAGAATCAACGCCAACAGATTTGCATTTTGCGTCATTTGACCATCTGGTCATATTTGACGATACACGAATCTGATGCTGAACAAATTGTTCATTGTTGGTTCTAAAGTTCATTAAGCTGGGTATCCTAAACTTTTTCTAATGGATGAGAAAGTGTTGAATATGTAAGCATTGCTGTCCAGTAGAATTGGATCAATTCCATCAACATTTCTGTCAACAATACATGATAGTGTAGGCCTATTAATGGATTGACATATCTTGACATAGATATCAAGATTATAGTTGATAGTGTGATCAAGCAGTTCCATCATTGAATAAAGATAAGTATTAAAGAAAAAATCATCAACACTTATATCAAGTTTAGATTTTAAAAAATCTAGTACTCTTTTATTATTGGAACTAGAAGCTACTGACTTAATAAAGTCAAAAACAACAAGACGTTTTGCAATACTTTCTTCTAAAACATCGGCATAAAGATTTACTGAAAACTTATTGTCCGTTAGAAGGTTCAAAGTATTAAAAATAGTTCTGTTATAAGAATCAGTAGAAAAAATAAAGTTATTAGCAGTGTCGTAAAGAGTATGCGCCAACTTTGTTCTAACAATAACTGACTCTACGCCAGAAGGATTCTTTTTGTTCAAATAAGCTTCAACATCGTCTAATATAGAATCAAAAGACTGGTTGGTTTTCTTTGGAGTTTCAGAACTATTTGAAAACAAATCGTCATCATTAGACGATATATTGGAATACATAAAATCTCCTCATTTTTTTATTTTGAGAACACAGTACCGCACCTGGGAATTGAACCCAGCAAATGGATGTTTATAAGACATCTGTGTTCAACCAGCTCACCCGTGCGGTGAGCTATCATATTCGAACAGATGCCTGTATAAATCCATTTCGGTTCATAATCATTTCTCCATTATAGCAGATTAATTGGTGATAGTGATGACAGGCGATATGTAGGCCACGTGCTTATTATCATCATTGACGTTCCCCAATGTTAATTGGAACACGCTATCACCAAATCTTAAAACCTCCACACTTAGACAAGAATTCAGCAAATTCTTTTATATCATCTAAATCAAGATAATAATAAGTGAGAAAGCTTTTTCTAGATCCTGTACCTTGACAACCATTACAATCTATGACAATTTCTCCATCAGAGTTAATTTCATAAGGTTGTTCGTTGTTTTTGACAACACTGCTTACGGCCATATGATTTTTGGACCAAGCTCTTTTTCCAGTTTTTTGACAATATTCGCAGTCTTCTAAGGGAAGACTTTTCAACATTTCGTTTCTTTGATCTATATACTCTTGAGCTTTTCCTGAATCAATATCTTTTTTGAGTCTTACAGAAAGCTTTTTGGAATCGATGGAATTTAAACCATCTCCGTCGTTACTGTGGCCATATTCAACCTTAGAAGCAATGTCTTCGTGGTTGTCTTCACAATAACCCCATAACGGACGCCAGCCCCAAACGTTCCTTCTAAAATATTCGCCTACTTCACTTTTTGGATTATTACCATATACATCCATGCCCATAAAGTATTCTCCTATTTAGAACTTAATTCTTTGAATTGAGCAGGAAACCAATGCTCTTCAAAGAAGATTTCTTCAGCTTTATCATAATCAGTGTTTTCTTCAGCAATTACACCTTCGTCGTCAGTGTAACCTTGTTCGTAATAATACTCTTGAAGATGACCTTCAGAAATCCAACGATCAACCATAGAACTCTTTTCTTCTTCAGAAATAGAATCCCATTTATCGTAGATTATTTCAAGCTTGTCTTGATCGGTCATAAAAAATAACGCCTTTACGTTGTTTTATATTGCACTCTTGTCAGGGGGTAAGCCAAGAGTACAGCCTTGTCAGTGTGAATTTCGTAGCATTTTAAAGAATCGTTTTTGGAAAACTTTTGAATAGTCATTGGCTCGGTTACACGAGACTGCCCAACAAACAAAGTCATGCCTACAGTAAGATTTTCCACAGTAATGGAAGAACCATAATAATGATCTGGGTTGTGTGGCAACATGATTTCTGGCTTGATATCAGACATAAATATCTCCTAAAGTTTAAATTTATGATTCTATTTGTTGAGACTGTTGTTTATCATACAGTTGTTCAGCAAGTATTTCTAAAATAGATTCTAAAGAACACGCAATGCGTTCCAATTGTCTAGTTTTTATATGATCCATTTCTTGAATGCTAGGAATCCTATGGCTAGTCTTTGTATGAGGACCAGTATAGTTTTCAAAAGAAATCCTATATTGGTCTTCTGAATGGTCATAATAATATCTAGACATAATTAAATCTTTCTTTTAAAAATAATTCCAAGAATAATTCCAACAGCAGCAACAATAGCAAGAACAGAAAAAGAATTAAGCATCATCTGAGAATCCTTTGTTGTAAAATCTTGTCGAAGGCTGTTTTAAGGATAAAGCAAAAAAATTAAATATAAGTATAAAAGAAATCTGAACGAATAAAGACTCTGTCATAGATATATAGAATAAATGAAGTAAATCAATAACAAACATAATTAATAATTGTCGTCATTCAAAAACTTTTGAACTTCTTGGTCATTGTCTAATATCTTAGCTTGTTCTTGAGAGTATTGTTTTTCATATTCCAAAACAGCTTCTTCAATTACTGCATTAAGCATACTAGCAACTGCAAGAGTAGTTTTCATCTCATCGCTATCTAACATGTTTTTTGCGATAAGAGAAGAAACTCTTGCGCATAAAGCTTTATGAGTTTCAAGCATCTGATCATAATTAAAAACAAACTGATGCTTAAAGTCTAAGGCAAAGTTAGTTATTGGCATAATACCTCGGGATAAAGTAAGGTAACATCAGAATTGTTTTCAACTAAAAATTGATTTAATTTAACTAAATCATAATTTAAAGAAACTTGTATAAGTTTTTTAACTTGAGGAAAACTAAGAATTGTTTCAACGTACTTTTTATAAGAAGTATAAGTTAAACGAGGATGCAAAAAGTCATCACCGTACTTTTCATATATGTGAGATGAAAGTTCAAAATTTGAACTTATAAAATTACGATAATGATAAAGAATGACAGCTTCCAAATCAGTGCAGCCTACCGATCTGAGCATGCTGATTTTTTCAGAATTTAATTTTTTAAACTGAGAAGGTACATTAAAATTAGTATAAGATTTTTCAGGATATATAAAAAAATCTTTAAACAATTCCATAACTACTCCATTAAAGTTCGTCTTCATCCAATTCTATATCTGGATAAAGGTTTTCTTCTTCGTCTTCATCAAATGATTCTTGAATTTGATCTAATCTTTTAAATTCCTCGTCATCTTTAAGGGATTGAAGACTATAATGAGAATTCTCAATAGTATTAGCACAAGCATACATGCAAGCTTTAGAAACTACTGAAACACCTTCTTCGTCGAAGTCTTCGTAAGACAACTGCATAAGCTTTAGACCAGCATTAGCCAAAAGATCCAACAAATCAAAAGAATTATTAATTTTTAAATCAAGTTGAAAATCTACTAATAAATTAGCATTTTTGTATTGTTGAATAATATCTTCAGGTTTCATTGTTATGTTTCCTTAAAAATGTAAGTTACTTTACAAGTTTTCCTTGTTTATTATATATGTCTCCGCAATCATCACATGTATATCCATCTGGATAACCAGTAGACAAAGCCCATTCATCAATTATGTGATTGTTGAATACTGCGCATTGTTTACATACAAGGCTAGGTACTTTTGTGATTACGCCAATTTTTTTATTCACAAAACTACTTTCTGTAGTAAGTTTCCATCATCATCAGTATAAAGATTTGTATAAATAATGATCTGACCTTCATTATCATAATCAAAATCAGCTGATGGAATAAAAGTTGCAATAAGTGTTTCTAAAGAATACACATTTTCAACAAAGGGTTTGTCTGATTGTTTCTTAGATTTATTTTTCATAGTGGGCCGTGTAGGGATCGAACCTACGGCCAAGGCATTATGAGTGCCCTGCTCTAACCGCTGAGCTAACGGCCCGTAATAATAGACTTATCTGATTGCCTGCCACCAGGCATCTTCTAAGTCTTGCTTGGACTGAAGTTCTGTATCTTCTTTAGATTTTAGACGAGAACGAACTTTGTCATATAAGCCATCAAAAACATCTTCGTAGGTTACTTGTGCGTAATCAATATTACCCAATTCTATTGCAAAAGCTTCAGCTACTTGTTTCCAATCTTCTGAACACTTTTTCAAACGTTCAATTTCATTAGCAGCTTCAATAATAAAATCTTCAGCCCATTTAGCATCTTTGCAAGAACATTCATATGGATGTCTAGCAGAACATTTACAGCCTAAACCTTTATAATTTCTAAGCTTATAAACAATGTCTTCAGACATAAATCTCCTAATTTAATCTTCGTCTACAATCTTAGCGGATTTTGAACTTCTCCTGTGCTCAGCTAAGATGTAAGGAACTCTGTATCCTAAATCAGTAATTGAGTATGTATTGTTTTTGTGCGAAGATGCATATTTGTATGTAACAAGATTTTGCAAAGCTTTTGATACAATCTCTATCTTTTTAAATCTATTAGGAGCTAAATCAAATATTTCTTCTATTGTTGCAGATGGTTTGCGAGCGCGCCAACGCATTGAAAGATAGTTTAAAACAACTTCTTCATTAGAAGATGGTTTTATCTTACAGCGTAAAATTGAGGATGTTTTATTAACTTTGCGAGTCATCTTTATCTTTAGTTGTAAAATATCCATTTAAGGATTCTATTACATTTCTCCATTTTGGATCATAGTTATCGGCAAAATAATTAAAATCAAACATTAACTTTTCTTTAAGACCTTTTTGAGAAAGCTCATAAATCATTTCAAAGAAAGAAGGTTCATTAGTAGAAAGGTGATGGTCTTTGCCAGTCAATGGGTTTCTTAAACGAACATAGGCAGCATTAACCATGGGTATCATAATATGATGATTGGAATTAGCAGCAGATTGAATAGCAATCTCTTCAGGACTGCGAGTGTCTTTAACGGCTGCAGCTTTCTTTTGGGCATTCTTTAGTGGTGGCATTAGTCGTTCTTTCTATGCTTGTTTTTGGACTTCTGTTTTTTTCTCTCAATCTTTTCATTGAGAGTATTTATAGCATATGTAATAGCTTGTTCATAACCATGCCAAAAACCCTCATTCCATTCATCGTCAGAATGAGATTGAGATTCAATAGCCATTTTCTTTGCTTTTTCAAAAGCAGAAACGGTATTAGTCAAGTTCATGTTCTTCCAATTCTTTGGATGATTGTTTGTTTTATGGCAGATTTTTATACAAACATTAAAAAAATTGCTATGTCAGAAAGACATGTCTCAGCATGAGTTTATTTCCGACATAGCTAGTGCGCCCTCCGAGGATCGAACTCGGGACCAACGGATTAAAAGTCCGGTGCTCTACCAGCTGAGCTAAAGGCGCTAATTGTTACCAACAACGGTCACAAGTGCAATGGTTGTATCTACCAGAGCCGCATTGCCATCTAGCTGTATGAGGTGGAAAGTGTTTAGAATTTTGTTGTCTTTGTTCGTCACAATAGGAGCATTCTCCGATTGGAGCAAACTGCATAAAAATATAATCTTCTGGTTGAGAGGAAGCAGCTTCTCTAAACATAAAGTTCCTGAGTTTTGTCAGCTTCTTCTTCAACCATAAGGTGAAGTCTTATATCTAAAAGAAGATCAGTCATCTCAGCAGAAGAAACAAGTTCTCTTCCGCTTATTTGTGTAATGGCATTGTCTATGAGTTTTAATATTGGTTTTGTCATAGCTGGCGAGGCAGGGCTCGAACCTGCGACCCAGGGATTAACAGTCCCTTGCTCTGCCAACTGAGCTACTCGCCATTACATGTTTAACTATATTTGAGACTGAACGTAAGACATGTGCTCAGGGCAGATATGCTTGACAGAACCAAGAATAATTCCTGCAAAAAGCTCATCGTCGTATGATCCGCTTGAATAGTCTGACATAATATTAATAATGGAATCAAGAGTGTTTCCAGTATCAAGAGCGTCGCAAACTACCGTGCCAAACTTCAAAAGATCTGCTTCATCCCAAGACCTAGCTTGGGCAGAAAAAGCATATAGCTCTTCCAAGTACAAATCGTATTTGTTTGTCACTGGAGCTTCTGTAACAGCAGGAGCCTCAGTAGGGGGAGTTGTGACAAGAACTTCTTTTATTACTGTCTCTTTACCACAAGCGGCAAGAGATAGAATTGCAAGAGAAGTTATAATTAACTTTTTCATTTATTTACCTTGTGCTTTGAATAGTTTGTTAGGACTCAATTCTAGCACAGTCATAAGACGAATAACAGTATCTAGGTTGGGAGAAAAGTGTCCATTCTCGATTCTGTTGATTGTCTTTCGATCAACTCCAGCAATGTAAGCTAAAGTAGATTGACTGATTCCTTTAGCAATTCGTTTATCACGAACAGTTTCAGCAAAACGATCTTTTGCTTTCTTAACTTCACTTGATCTTGGTTTAATAAAGAATTGAATAGTCATGTTTTAATATCCTTTGTTGTTGTTTGTTTTTGTGGGGTGCCCAAGACGGGAATCGAACCCGTACGGCCATTTCTGACCGAGGGGGTTTAAGCCCCTTGCGTCTACCAATTCCGCCACCTGGGCGAATTGTTATTCTGTTGCAAAAGCAACATTATTATAAGACCCGTCCAAAATATCAAGAGCATTTTGTACAAGTCTTAAAGCTGTTTGCATCTCTTCAGAACCATCACCATTTTCTCTAATGATAAATGAGATATACTTTAGTTGTTCTAAATTTTCTGGGGTTAACATAAATGCAATAGTCATTAGTTATTCTCCTTGTTCGTATTTGTTATAGCTTGAATTAAACAATCAAGACAGTAGTTATTTCCATCGAAATGAGATTTAGAAACTTCTTTGGAAACAACACCGCAAGTCGTGCATTTTAATGGTCTTATATAATTGCTATGGTACGTATTTTGAGGCATGTAAATCTCTTGTAAAAGTATGAATAATTGATTCAATTGACTCTTGTGAAAGAGATGTAAATTCAGAATCAAATTCTTCATCTGGTTTACCAACCATCAAAACAGGACCATAAACTAAATCATGAAAAGAAGTTTCAGATGGATTGAAAGATCGATAAACAGTTGTAGCAAAAAGATTTACTTGAGAATGATCGTTAAAATATTGTGGAGAAACGATCATAAAATCTTTTTCATTTAAAGATACACAGTGTACAACTTTATTTGTAAAATAAGTTCTAACCACATCTTCGTAAGAATCTCTTACAATAAGTGGCATACCGTGCATCGGTATTGCAACTATTTTGATCTCTTCTTTAATTGTTTGGTCCATTAGGTCTACTTATTTCTAGGATAGATTCTGACAAACATGGAAGGATCAGACTCTCTTCCATATATGTCAATTGCTGTCATATAACAATAATTAATTTCCTTAGAAGGAACTTGTAACTTGTATGTATCAACGGTCCATCGAGTCTGATGAGGAATCACATAAGTCTTAGGACCATTGCAATAGAGATTGTAATGAGAAACTATGTTTCTACCCATTACAGGAACTCTATACTTTACATATACAAAGTCGCTAAAGCGACCATCAAGTTCGAAAAGTAGTGGTTTAGTTAAAGTCGGATAAAATCTTGGAGGCGTAACTGTAGTCGTAGGAGAAGGAACAGTAGTAACTGGTGGTGTCAGAGTAGTTGTAGTAGGAGAAGGAACGGTTGTAGTAGTTGTAACTACAGTTGTAGATGTAGTTGAAGTAGTAGTAGTTACAACAGTACCTGAGTCTGCAAATAGCGCAGCAAAATCAATACGATTAATATAAATACCAGTATAATCATCATATGCCTTTTTAGAAGTAGCAGCAAAGTCAGAAATAACTTTAGATACTTCTTGTTTGCCGAACTTAGAATAATAAACGGCAAATGCTCCAGTAACATGAGGAGAGGCCATAGATGTTCCTGAAGCAGTTCTATAAGAACCCATAAGAGCAGCAGAGTTGATTATGTTACCAGGAGCAGCAAATGTAGTAAGATTATTGATATTTGAAAAGGTAGTGACATTGTCATCTGCAGCATTTGTGGCAGCAACAGATACAGCAAAGCTGATACATGCTGGAGCACTCATTCCATTTGCGTAACTATTGCCAGAAGAAATAACAGTCGCAATCTTTTTAGTGCGAAGATTTCGAATAGCATCTGTCATCTCTGGAATATATCCATCGCAAGTGGAATTAAATACTTGAGTACCACCTAAAGACATGTTTACGGCAACAATGTTGTATTCAGAAGAAATGGAGTTTACCCAGTTTAAAGCTTTAGTAATGTCACTGTCATAAGCTCCACCATAAATGTCAAAAACATTTACGGCAATAATTTTAGCTTCAGGTGCAACACCAACAAAAGATGAGTTAGCACCTGCAGCAATACCTGCTACGTGAGTACCATGCCAGTGCATTGGCTTTGCTGCACCTGGGCCAACCATTTCTTTTTGGCCATTAGGACATCTAGCTGAAAAGCATGCCTCTAAGGCTACCCGACCACCAAAAAATGGATGGGAAGATTCAATTCCAGTGTCAATAATAACTACATAGGATCCTTGTCCCTTGTAGTTTGATTGATGCGCTAAGTTAGCAGAGATATGAGGAATGCTTTTAGTTAGAGTATATTTAAAACGAATTTCGGTAGTAGCAGGAGCAACGTCATTGTATTTAAACTTATTGGTAGCTGACACTACTTTGTACGAACTAAAAGAAAAGATTGAAACAAAAACTATAAAAATATTAAAGTATTTTTTACGCATAACGACTCCATTTGACGGATGATATATAAAAAGATTCGGCTGACTCATGGCCAGTTGTATACACAACCTTGTCGATACCCGACTCCATTATTTTTTGCATACACCATGAGCAAGGCTTTGCCATTGCATTGGTATCTGCAGAATTAAGTCTAGCCACATAAAGGGTTGCACCATCTGTATCAGATGCTACTTTAATAGCAGCTATCTCAGCGTGAGTAGAAAACCTATTGGGAGGAGTACTTGGTGATCTTCTAGTTATATTAGAGCTACCACCAAGAACTCGTCTAGATTTTACTACGATTGCACCGACTCTAAAACGATTGTCAGAAGTAAAAGCTAGTTTAGTAGCAACAGATAAAAATTTTTGATCATTGTTGGATATATGATCGTATATCTCGTATTCATAATCTTCGTATGGGTTAATGACTTTTCGAGAATAATAACGAATCATAAACTATTTAAACTTGTTAGACCTGTTCTTCCAATATTGTCTTTGCTTTGCGCGTTTGGCATGGTCTGGATCGTTTTGGATAATACGATCAATAATCATGCTGGCTGTTCCTTTTGTCATATCAGAAGTGACTGGAACGCCCATTGTTTTCAATAAACGCTTTTGCTTGTCTGTTGGAGCATCTGCTCTCCAGACAGCACTAGAATCAATTAAATTAACAGAATTAGATCTGTTGTTCATGATCCATTTGTCTGTGCGAGCAAAAGCTTCTCTAATAGTTTCTACATGTCCAAGAAGCTTCTCAGTTAAAACTGTAAATTCACTTCGTGTTATAAGTTTTACTGTCCATCTGCCAAGAGTGTCAAGATAAATTTTCATAGATTCAGTATTGTTAATACTCAATCTGTATTCATTCTCAGCAATCTCAGCCCAAATAAACTTAGAATATTGTGTAATAAATTCATTTGGAGGAGGAGGCATAAAGAGATTGATTCTCTTGTAAGCTAATTTGATATCTTCTGGATTAAGAACCCTGACAGCTTCACCAGGGCAATAAGCCTGAAGCTCCTCATATTCTTCTGCTACTTCGGTAAAAGACTTGCCCTGAAGGTCAAAGTCTGGAGGAAGACCAAGAAGAGTGGGAAGACCAACAGGCTTCTTTCCTTTGGTTGTGTCTGAAATATCAATGATAGTGCAATGTTGTTTGCCATTATAAAGCCTTGTTCCTCGACCAACAATTTGAGTATACAAAAGTGTTGATCTAGTGGGTTTGGCAATAATGATTGTCTCCAAAGAAGGTTCATCAAAACCTTCAGTTAGAACTCCAACATTGACTATTACTTTTACTTTGCCAGAACGAAAATCAGAGAGTATCTGCTGTCGTTCTTCAGACGGTGTAGTGCCGAGTATTACTCGTACAGGGGTCCCGTTTTTCGCAAAGGATGCGGATAAGTCGTTTGCGTGATTGACTCCAGCGGCGAAAACAATGGTTTTCGTAGCATTAGCCAGATTATTATAACTGGCAACAATACAAGAATTGCGCTCAGCATTATTAATTTCATCTTCCAATTGAGACTGGTTATATTCGCCATTTTGTAGCTCCACTTTGCTAATGTCTGTCTTTGTACTTACTCTGTATCCGATTAGAGGACAAAGCCATCCTTCTCCAATAAGATCTTGTATAGACTTGTAATAGACTATTTCCTGAAATACATCAGTAAGTCTAGTAGAGTCTGATCTTTGAGGAGTAGCAGTTACTCCCAATAAGAATTTTGGATTAAAATAATCTACAATTCTCCTATAACTGGGAGCAGCCGCGTGGTGGGCTTCATCAATAATAATAGTATTAAAGTAATCTTTAGAATAATCTAGAATACGTGGGGTGTTGTTTCTTCCTAATGTAGCAACAGAAGCAACAACAACATCAACGTTACCAGCCTTGTTTTCGGCTTGTTCAATGCCTACTGTAAGGTTTGGATTAGAATCCAAAATTTTGTTCTTTGCTTGATGCAAAAGCTCTTCTCTATGAGCTAAAACAAGCATGGGTAAAGTATTAGGTCTAATTAAAGGTAGATGTGAAAATAAAATTGTTTTACCAGCTCCAGTTGGAAGGACTACCAACTGTCTTGTTATATTGTTATTTTCAGAATTTATAACAGCATCAAGTGCCTCCTGTTGATAAGGACGCAAAGATACAGTCATAAATATTTCCTTTAGAAACCGAATAAATCTATATCACCATAAAAGGGTTCAGCAAGCATCTTGCTTTCAACTCTTTCAAAGTAATCTACATTCTTGATTTTACCACAGATACGAGTGTTGGATTCATACCAACAAACTTGATTATTGTCTTTTTTAGTTTTAGTTTTAGGGGGTTTTTCTAGTGTTAACATAATAATAATTAATCTATTAGGGATGATACCATAACGGGAATTCCAATATGGTTTTCTTCAATTGCGGATTGGTCTATGATTTCAAACTCAAATCCGTTGTTTTTGAAGAAATCTAAAATTTCATGATAGTTGAACGGACCGTTTGAGTCCATGTGAGAAAAAATGAACATAAGTTCGATCATGTCTCCACGAGAGACAGATTCAGTAGTTCCATCTGATTGTGCTATTGAATTCAGGTAAGCAGAATCATAATCATAAGAAACAATATTATTTTCATCAACAGAATAAGGAACAGAAAATACAACACAGTTTTGTCTTGTAACATAAGTTAAAACAAGAGCGTCAGTTTTTTCTGGTTCCGAAGAACTATCTTTAGGATTGTATTTTGTTATTCTAGCATCTTGAGCAAGAATAAACAAACCAGAATTCAAAGATGCTGGGAGAAATAGCATTTGAGCTAAAGCTCTATACATTTCGTCTTTGCCATCAATTGGCTTACAAGTAACGATACCAATTAACTTTTTGTTTTTACTAAAAACAACTAAAGTACTTCTAAAAGTATCTGGTCCATTGTTTTTAATAACCTCAGAAAAGTATTTAGAAATTTTTACAAATTCCTGATAAGCATCATCTTTGATATGTGAAAGGAGATCGTTGAATTGATCAACGCTTTCAAATGTAACTACATCTCCATTTTTAAACATTTTTTAACATTCCTGAGTAGTAGTTAAAGATAGTATCTTTGATAATAGCGGATACTGCTGTAGCAGTAAGATCGGTATAGATAGCGATAATTGCACCAAATGCAATAAATGCAAGTAGTGAGCCAGAAGCAACGGCAGTGATAATCCAAGACGCAACAAAGACAGCCCAGAACAACACAAGATTAATTACTTTAACTTGCGGAGAACGCATAAATTTAAAGAATCTTGATGTGCTCTTTCCTATCTTATAAGTAAGATACTCTGTCTTAGTATGAGTTTTCTTATAGATGTCATCAACATTTACAATAACACTATTGAGCATATCAACGATCTGCTGGCGTGTTATTGGTTCGGTTACAGTATTCATTGGTGTCCTTTAGGGTTATTGGGTAAAAAGGGGGGACACCACACATTGTGTGGTGCCCCCCTAGTTTTTTGTTAAAACTCCGCCTTCAGTCGGCGTTGGTTTCTGATCTGTGTTTCAGAAGTGGTATGAACAATTGGTGAGAATTGAGCATGATACTTTTGATACTCAAGAGCATCAGTAAACTCAATCATTTCACCATCTTCGTTTGGATAGCTCCAAGTCTTTGCTTGGCGTTCAGTAAGATTAACTTCGCCATTTTCAAAGACCATGACTACCTTGTTGCCAATGCCATAATGAATCAATGCAGATTCAAGATACGGATAGACAATTCGGTTCATAACAATCTGATCAGTCACCTTACCATTGCTGGTTGGGTTCTTGATAGATGCAGAATACAACGACAGAATAAAGTCGTATTGATCCTGGAGACGCTCGAATGACTCGATCTTTTCGACAATAGAGCCGTAAAGACCTTCCCATTCGTTACGCTTAATACCGTTGGATACTTGAACAACCTCAGAAGAGTTTGCGTTGAAAATGTTCATTCTGAAGTTACGCAGAGCTGGCAGTGCATGATAATACAAGCGCTGACCAATCTCATGGATAACTTCAAGAGGACGAACATTTTCTTGCGAATACTTGATTACTCGTTGAACGTAACGATTGTAATACTCGTTGCATAGTGCATTCAACTGAGTAATCTTGCCTTCATAGGTTTCAACCTCAGGATGTTTTGCAGCAAGTGCACGGAAACGACCATGCCAGAAGTCACGATCAATGGGTTTGCCAGAAGCAAGAGCTTCAGCAATCATTACATCGGCTTCTGAGTCGATAGCCGTACGATCTTCAGGATCGCTCGTTTGAGTGCAACCGTCGATTGCTTTCTCCAACGAACAAAGCTGAACAGGGCGATGTTTAGATATCACCATGGAATGCAGCATAGCAGCATTAACATAGCGACCAACATTACCGCCCTTCATAGCGATCTGCACATCGTGCATCACATCAGCAACGGAATACTCTTCAGTAACAGGACGAGTCTCATCAACACGATGAGAACCTGGAAGTCCAAGATATGCGACTGAACCAGTTCTAATCGCACTGGAAAGACGCTCTGGCCAACCACGACCATTTACTTCTGGAAAAGAAACTTCTTCTCCATTAGCCTTGGTCCAGGTTGGAAACCATTGTCCTTCAACATACTTGAAGATGGAATACTCACCAAAACCATTTGGAGAGCGTGCAACGATGACAACTTTCTTGCCATCGAGCGGACCAGATTCCATTGTACGATAAAAAAGTTTGAAGAAGTCGTCTTCATCATGACCGCCATGAGATTCATACATCTCAAGCCAGTCAAAGTCATTGACGACATGAACACCAATGTTATTAATACGTTGGATTGTTCCTTCTTCAACATTCATATCGTAGCCAGCCATACGGGCAAGTGATTCTGGAATCACTTGCTCATAGACTGAACAAGGAATAGGAATACGCTTTTGTAACGGTTTTGCATGTGAGACTGCAAGGGTTTCAAAGAGCCATGGGGAATTTGTGATTGAAAGACCCATGCTTACCCAACGATAACCAACATAGCTGATGCGAGACTGTGCTTCGACATCTTCAATATCTTGGTTTTCGCGTGAGAAGTTACGCATGAATACGGACTTCCAATCAGTAATCAAATGACCCTGAATGGCTTTATCAAACATTTTATCATACTCTTCCTTGAGCCACATTTCCATATCAGACTTACGGAAAAGCTTGGGAAGATTGATAACAGTTTGATCGTCGGTGATAACACGACTCTTTGGACCTTGAGGCTCAGCCAAAAGACGATAGCCCTTTGTATAAGTGATTTCTTTCTTCAAGTTTTCACGAGAAGAAATAATATCAATACCTTCTGGAAGATCATCTCGAACAAACATATTGCCCTTGATGATGCCCTCAGAAGTAAATATACGGGCATTAAAGACTTTTGACTTCAACAAGAAATGAGTAAGTTGCTTACGAACGGTAGGATCGTAATAATACTCGTTGGTGTCAAGAGTATTGCCTGGTTCATAGATAGGCAAATTCTTGACTGCTTCTTGGATAAGGCGGTTAGATACTACAAAACCACCGTCAAGAAGCCGTGCTTTGGTTGCTGGATCAAGCATCCATCCGCCCCAACCTTCTTCTTCGTTAAACTTGTAACGACTGAAATCGGTTGATTCAACCCAACGAATATTGAGATCGTCAAAATGGGCATTGATAAGACTTGCGCGATGAAAAGACTTCATACGCTTAGCAGTCTTACCGCCACCTTTGACATGAAATCCCATGTCGTTCAGGACATTCATCCAGCCATGATTGTCTTGAATAATGGTGCAAACCACCTTATTCTTGTCGACAATGGCGTATTGAACTCTGGGATTAGAAATGATCTTCTCAAGATCAGAAAGATCAAATTCGTTGGTTGGGATAGGAAGGGCAGCAACACGATACTCTGGAGAACCAGAGTGCTCTAGAGCGTGGCGAAGAACGCCAATATCATAGAAACCGAACTGATAATTGTTGTTTGAACGCAACGGACCATTAGCCATTGCTTTCAAACGAACATTAGGTCGGTATGTTTCAAATGCCATTTATTTTCTCCTTTGCATGGTTTATATTTCCCTTTTTTTCTTTATAAACTATAATTTAGTTTCATGATTCATTCGTGCACGATGGTACTAATCGGTTGGGCTGATTCAATCATGTACTTTGTTACAATCGCTAGACCTGATTCATTTAAATTAAAATGGTACTCTTGATAATAAAGATTATTGCAATATTAAGAAACTGACACAGTAAATGTATCCCATTGGTTCTTAGATGTATAAGTTATAGAAAGATTTTGATAAACAAGAGTTTCTCCAACTTTCATTAACGCATCAAGATATGGGGGATTGCCAGGAAATTGAAGGAATGAAGTATTCCTAAGAGGAAGTATCATTCCATCTCCATGGCCATATGTAGTGTCAACTTCATAGACAAGAAGTCCTTCATCAAGTCTTGCGTCGTCAATATTAAATTGAGTTTCTCTACGAGATTCAATAACAATTGACTTGGTAGAACTTAATGGTATCATGACTACTTTGATTCCTTCAAAAGAAGATTCATTTGGAGAAATCATAAAAGTAGAATTCTTCATGTTTGATATTTTATTACACCAAACCTGAGAATCATCAACCCATCCTGCAAGCCATCTTGTCCACATACTTGTTGAACGAGATGGTCCATCTTGATTTGCCATAAGATCCCAGCCATTAAATGGGCCTGGGCTATTTTCCCAACCTGGTCTTTCAGAAGGAAGCCAAGGTTGTATGTACAAATCAGGAAGAAGAAACATATGCCCTGCTTCGTGTGCCCAATAAGAAAAGTAATCTTTTCCTTGAGCATCGAAGTAATTACCAGGAAGCATGTAGTTTAAAATGGATGACTCATTAGTTTGAAATGGGTTTCTTACATTAAGTTTGTAAAAACCCTGTAAACTTACTCTTATAATTCTTTGATCTTTTGGCAACAGAAATGCAACAGTTTGCACTCCTGTAAAATCAAAGTATGGATCTGCAGCAGCCAAAGCAATGGAAGCAAAGTTATTGTTTCCATTGGATTCGTGTTGATAATAGGAAGAAGAAATTCCTGGCATTAAAATGCTGGATTCAGAAGTGACCCATTCAAATCTTACTTTACCGCCAGAGACAGTAAAGTAATAATCTGTGAACTTCTTCATCTGATCACGAACACGAGACAAGGGTTCTTTATCTGCTGGCAAATCAGAGAAATGCAATGGAATCATTGCAATTTTATGAACACCAGTAAGAGATAGATTACCAGTGACTACAGGCCAAGCACTAAATATAGAGTTAGGCCAATTGTTACGTTGATAACTTTTGTCTTCAAGTTTACAATAATCCAAAGAATCAGACTGATTAGTTGGAGGATAATATGTAACTTTAGGTAAAGTAGTAGTGGTAGTATTAGAAATTGATTTTAAATTGTTTTTGCATCGCTTTGTTTGCTTCTGTTTCTTTGTTACGCAAACAGGTTTCTTCTCAATATGAGAAGTGTTTGTAAAAGCACCAGAAGAAAAAAGTAAAGATGCTGATAAAAACAATGATGAAAATATATTAAACATTAGCTAAAAGCCTATTCGATTGTATGGACTTATCAAGACAATCATCACAGATGATGCCATTGTAAATGTTGTCTTCAAAGTTAGATGGATAAACAGATTTAATTACAAGATAACTAGCAGCAGCAACAGTGCCTGTTGTTGGTGCATAGTATACAACTGCCTTTTCACATATAAGACATGGAACAAGGTCTTGAAGCATAGGTTATCCCCTTTCAAATTTTTTTTAATATTTCACTCATTGGTTGTGTTACAATTACGGGTCAATGGTTCATTCATTTTCAATGTTAATATCGCGTGCGGTGATTCATTCATCACATATGTTACATATCATTTCGGTTGATTCATTTCGCTGCCAAGGTACACTGTACTGGGTTGATTCATTCGTCCACTCTGTTACAATCAGTGACGATGATTTAAATAGCTCTGTTTTCAAGAATAAGTGAAAACAAAGCGTAAGTGCTATAAAGCTGAACAGCTACAAGCAAAGAAGCAGTAGCAACAGCTCCAGTAGCAACTAACAAACCAAATGATTGGAATAAAACAACGCTTTCTACAGCCCATGCGGAGATGAGCCAGAAAGAACGTGTTTCTTTACGGGTAAAAAAGTTTTTTACTTTAGATAATAGTTTACGCATAATGCCTTTCCATAATTATAAAAGTGCGTTGGTAAACCAGTCGCACCCCTGGTGTGAGTATTACTTTCGGTCAAGGTAACCGACAACGGTATTGAGCACGTTGGTAAGACCAACGACTGCAAGACCTGTGCCGACAACATCAACCCACTGATCACCGTTTCCAATACCGTAAGTAGCAAGAACCGAAGTATCGGTCAGCCAAACGATAAGGATGGTGAGGGCAATGAACAGATTGTCTCCCTTACCGATGACCGGGATACGGCCAACGACAGGAAGATTGTCAATGACAAGGTTAGTTACCTGAGCGGCAACAAACCCAATGAACATTGCAAGTGCAAGGGTATACATGATGTATTTCTCCTTATTATTGTTGTTATTATGTTGTGTGGATTATGTTATTTCTTTAACGTAGGAGCCACGCTACGCTAAACCTTATGACAATGGTGTATAGTTTGGAACATCAATCTGATGGACATGGTCCATGTGTGCAATCGTGTAGGGCGTAGGCGCCTTACGATTAAAATGAGTTTCAAACCATACAGTGTGAAAGTGCGACAAGAAAATCTTGACAGCAAATCGTCTTGCTTGAGCATCAATCTGTGCAGCAGGGAGCTTTCCAGATTTGAGTGTATCGCTAGACTTGTTTGCTTTCCAATTCTTGGTAGTCAAAATTTCTTTAGCCCTATCAGCATAAGCGCCTGATTCGTTGAGTTCAACTCGGCGCTGTTTGTCTTGTAGGTAAAGCTTACCATAGAAGCACTGGTCACGACCAGAGAACTTCATAAAGCTTTGACCAATTTTCCAAGACAATACTTTAAGTTCAGCATTGAATGGACGCTTGCTGCCTTTTTCCCACTTCATTGTGGGATCAAGACCAGCATAACGCCAAACTGAACCTGCAGTAGAAGCTTTCTCAATATCAATATGAGCAATCAAGCCAGCAGTGATGACTGGCCCGATGCCATATTGTGACAAAGCCCATTGTCCAACAGGATACGATTCGGCAAACACTTTGAGAGGATTCTTCAAAGAGTTTTCCATGTAGTTGAGTTGATCAGAAAGATATTCAACAAGCTCATGAGGAGAACCAGCAGACTGTAGTTCTCGAGCTTGTGCAGCTAAAGCAATTCTATCTTCTTGAATACGATAGTATGTAGAGACCAACTCTTTTACAGAGCTTTTATCGAAGTTCACCGCAAGAGACCGAACATCTTTTCGCATTTTATCCCAAAGTGGGAATTGGTGGATGTTGGTAGTATCTTCTGGTGAAAGATCGAAATCAACAGAATTTTCATTCATGATATAAAATTATCCTTTATGATTTAGGTGATTAAATGTGATTATTTCTTGATCTTACGATATATTTTACGAGGAATCCAAATTGGAGCTGTGATAGTTCTGCCAGTAAACCAGCCGATCTTCACAAGATCTCCGCCAAGTTCTTTGGCTTTTTCATACTTTGGTTTAGCTTGCGCTTTAGCGTGGGCATAGCGATTGCCACCGACAGACTGAGCTTTAGGTGTGTCATAATTCCAATTAAGGAATGCATAACCAGGAATGGTCATGAAGGTAGACACAAAACCAGCAGTCATGGCAATCAAGCCCTGAGCACCAAATGCAATACCAATAATGTATGAGAGGAACATGGAGTTAATAAGATTAAAGAGTTTACTCTTATGACTCCATTGTCTCCAAAGCGGAACTTGAGCAGCGATCATTAGCTCCAAAGCAGTTGACGCTATTGCAAGCAATAATACCATAGTTAGCATTGTATTAGTCTCCTATGTAGATAAATCTTGGTGTATATTTTGAATGAACTTTTTTAGAAAAGTTGTTATTCTGCTTGAACCCATTCAAGCTTGCCAGTGTCTGGATTTTTACAAGGTTCATATTGCACGATATCATCTTCAAAATATGGTGATCTTTTGAAGTGATAAGAATACATGCAACAAGGAACTTCATCCATACAAGGATGATGGGCCATGGATCCTGGGTTAATGATACCAACAGCACGAGCAAGATGTGGGAAGGTGTCAAAAAGTCTTATGCAACAGTTGTGGCAGAACCAGGCATTGTTGTGAGATTCGGATTCTTTGACATCTTCTTCAGTGACAGAATAACCGTCAAAGAATGAAGGATGAGTGTAATCTGTGAATCCGCCGTAGTATCCGGCGAATCCAGTGAGATGCAACCCATTATCAGGACCATTGCCACATGTTTCAACTGGAGTTAGCCTGCCGCAAGCAGTACAGTGAAGTTCACTTTTAAAGTAAACTTTGTTCTTCTCCAATTGCTTATATGGATAGATCTTCATCTTCATCATCGTCCTCAAGTTCTGGAAACATAAGCTTCCAGCACTCGGGATGAGTGCCAGTAAGCAGCATTTCTCGTTGCGGAGCATCGAGATGGGGAAACACATCTTGAATGTAGTTTCCGTCTTCCTGCCACAACTTCCATTCTGTCATAGTTATATACTGATCATGGATTACTTTACAGTGATTACACTGAGAAGTAATCTTCATTTGATCAGTAGAAGGTACTTCTTCAAATCCAAGTGCAAGTAGCATAAAAGCCTTTCAAATAGTTGATATTGTCCCTTCTTTTTTGAATGAACTAAAAAAGAAGTTTTATAAATACTTGGCGCCCCTAGATGGCAGAAAGGGTTTCCACCTAGGGGCTAAACCCAGTATTATTAGCTTACCATGACCCAAAGGTCATAAAGCTTGGTACGCTCATTAAAGAGCGACCGTGTAGACAAGGACAAATTGTCCTTCATTGTGCGAGAGTAGAGGCTAGCAATGATGCTAGTCTTCTGCTTCTTGCTGGTGATTGGGATGTTAACATGAGCCCAAGTGCCACGGTTAGTTATCAGGTTAGAGTAGATCTCTGTGATAACTGGGTTTGCACGACGACCCTTGCCGCTTACAGCAGGTGGTTCGCCATTAATGAATGTAACCACCTTGGTGGTGTCGTTTAGTGCAAACTTCCGTGGGGAAAGTTCCACCTTGGTCTCGTCACTGAGTTGCAGTGCCATATTGGTACCTCGTAATTTCTTGATGGGGATTGGAATGAAATTCCAGTATTTGGAATATACAATAAAGGTATCAAAATATGGTATAAAATATTAAAGTATTAATCGTTAACATTCTTGGGTTTCTTGCAACGGGAGGGGTCCCAATTGCAAGCGTTCCAAGGTTGCCATCCTGCAGCCTCAAACAGTGCACGACCTACTTTTAGGTTGTTGAGAGGATCAAGGAGTGGTTCTTGGGAACAGAAGCCAAATTTAACGCAAGCAATTGCGTTCTTGTTTCTGCTCAAGTCCCAGTTAACACCGTTGATCTGCAACAGACCTGAGTCGGACTTGTTTGTTGCTTTAGTGTATCCAGTGATGTTGCAATTCTTGTCAACGATTGAACTGCCGATGCGGTTTGGACAACCGCCAGATTCTCTGAGGATAATCCTACCAAGTCGTTTCCAAGTGTGCTCTGGCCATCCTGCTTGAGCTGCCAAGGCAGGAAGCCAGGATATGTCACCATGCTTGTATTGAATAGTTCTGTGATCAAATTTAGGATCAGCGTTCGTAATACTGCGCTTATCAGCCAAATCTGCAGAATTATTCAAATAAAGAGCTTTAGCCTCTTGGGAAGGAAAAGTCTTATCATCAGGGCCTTTAAAGGCGTGGACATATTGAACACTGACCCAAAGGGTACAGTATACAATGAGGGTATTAATAAATAGCTTTTTAATTGTGTGCATTGGTTGCTCACTTTCGTCTTTGTTTGCTAAGCCGTGTATAGAACTTAACATTAGTATGGCGCTAATGAGAAACCGAAGATTGTGAGGACTTACGATGCCCTAACGATTGGCAGTGATAGCCATCTCCGACTTCCTAGATACTAAACAGTATCTTCGTATTTCTTTGATTCCTATTTTCTGCCCGCGTCAACGGGCATTACATGTATTAATCATTACTTCTAGTATAACACATTTACTCTCATTTTTGCTTCCACCAACCACTGTGCAGTTTAATCACTGCACAGTAGCTGGAGAAACAAAAACTTCGTGTCCTAATCCGAAGTTATATAAATAGTAACGTCAGATTAGTATTAAACGAATTTTTATATAGGTTTTATTTCAGGATTATAATTAGGCTGTTACAGTGCTGGTGCTGGCGTTGGTGCCAGAAGCTGAAGAAACAGCTGGACTAATTTTATATACGCCTCTACGTACTTGAGAGAATCTTGAAGGATTCTTTCTAATGTAGATATAAACGTTTTGAACAGTGCATCCAACTTCTGTCGCAAGTTGCTTAACCGTGACTTCAGCTGCTCCTGCGTATTTTCCGTTAATAAGCTGTTCAATTGCATTTGTTTTACCTCTTGGCATTTTATGTTCTCCTCTATGAGGTTTTTTGGTTTAATTTATCCATACATTGGTTATATAAAGATATATAATCTTAGTATGAAAAAATGGATATTTCTGTAAATATCTTAACTTTTTCAGAAACTATGATTACAAATCATATATATTATATAGTATAAATCAAGCCCAACATATATAAAATGAAGGGTTTAACAAATTTTTAAGCTAATGGTACAGACTTTAACTGGCAAAGAGCAACCATGGATTGCTGCATTAGCTGAAGGCCCTCTGTCAAAGTTTTAAAACCACTCATAAAATTGATCACTGCCTCCTGATTGTCGGCACTGATTTCAAGAGTGGGAAACTTATCGAGGTACATGTCAAAAGTATCTTTATAGAAGTTCATCGCATCGAACAAGTCGGCTTCAAGTTGAAGCACTTCAAGATCCATCTTTTTAGTAGGGTAGGACATATTAAAATTCTGCCTCTCTGGTAACAGCTGCTTTATTGGTGGACCATACGATTTCTTTACCAAGGTCATCGTATATTTCTATCGCACCATAAATCAGTATACCTTCTTTAGAAGTTGTAGTGATGTTGGATCGGTATTCAAATCCACCATTCTTGGTGTCAACTACCCAGGTTATTCTATGGTCTTCACCGTGCTCTTGAGCACGTTTAATTGCCAAGGTTCCGTAAGTAGACTTATGTAGATTTTGGGTAATCCACATAAACTTAGAACCTTTAGAATTAGGAAGAAGAACTGAAGCATAGCCTGGGAAGATATCCCAGCCATCAACCTGTTTGGTCGGTGGCTTTTGAATGGTGTAGGTTTGGCCGCAATACTGTAAAGAATGATAAGATGAATCAGTATCATATACAGCATTCCAAAGGGCGTGATGAACCCTTAGGATATCGCTGGCCTTGTCATCTGTAAGTTTCATAGTTTCACTTTCTTGTGCCTTTTGAAAAAAATGTGTGCCCCTACCACAATGCTCACCAAAGGGGGTAGGGAGCAAAGGGTAGGGGACTTGTACACATTTAAAGGACACTAAGTCTGGGGGGACATCCGAACCTATGAAAGGAGTTAAGTTGAGGTTGGTAGCGTCCTGTGTGTATTAGACCCGAAGGTCTTGAATTTTGTAGGAACTATCTTTTTCTAGCTCAATGATCATTTGTTCGCAATAGTGTAGTAGATCACGTATCATGAGTTTATCGCTATTGGTAACCGTTATGTCTTCTAAGAGTTCTTTATAGTGTTTATATTGATTAGCCAGCGCTTCGTGGAGGATAGATCGAGATGTCGTATTGTTAAAAGGGTTTAAGCTCAACACAACATCTCCTGACGAAATCGCCGACAATTATTTTTTTATTTTGGGTTAGAATAATGCTGGACTTTGTTAAAACCACTGAAGTAGCTTTAAGACTACTAAGGTAGCAAAAGCCAGGGTAAAGATTTTCATGAAGGGTGAAAAGTGAGACATGGGGTGTAATAGATCCTTTCTTGGAATAATTTAAAAATTATAATAGATTGCCCGCAAATATAAAGGGTGCTTGTATATAAGGATAGAGATAATAGAGATAAGGATAGATAGAGAGGAAGTAGAGGATATAACCAACTGTCCCTAGGGGCTAGGCTAGTTCATTGCTATATCAGGAAGATATTAGGCATTGTTGGCAATGCTAGAGTGTAGCAGTGGGGGAATGTGGTGGGAAGTGGAGAGTAAGATATAGGATTATAGATTATTATATAAGTTTTATCTGGGCCCACCCTTGAAAAAGACTGTTAAAGTATATTTCGTTAACAAATTTTCTAGGCTAGTCCTTAGTAAAACTTTAAATTATAATAATATAACCTTGCTTTCTCTCTACTGTGTTCTCTATATTAGTATAAATAATATACTGAAGCATGTTGTTGATTTGCGGCGATTTTGAATCTATTTTAAAATTAAAATATTAGAGTGGTGGATCGACCGCAAGATTGGAGCGGATGGGGTAGGCCCAACCACAAAGCCTACTCCCATCCTAATCAGACTCAAACATGGAGTGTTACGTTATACATTCGCTTGAAGTCCCGTCTCATTGGATGCAGAGCGGACTCTGTTCCGTGAGTTATGTACATCGGACCTTTAATAGTAGAAGGGGGTACTATTTTAAAGACTCCTGATTTACTTCGGTTGACTTCGAAGCCTAACCGCTTCAATTCGGCTAGAATCTTCTTCATACTGGAAGATTGATGTTGGCGAGGCATCGCTCGTATTTCTCCTTCTGTGTGTTTGTTTGTCTGACTGCATACATGTTAGCACATGGCTGCAGCAAACACAACCTCACAGCGGAAAATATTTGAGCGGATAACACGCCTCATAAATTCGGCGGTTCCCGCTCTAAATTAAAAAAAGTTAGTTACTTCTGTATAGAGAGATAACATAGAGAGTTATTATTATTTTTTGAATGAATTAAAAAAGAAGTTTTGTAGAGTGCCCCCCAAGGGAATATTCCCAAGGGGGACACTGCTACTGTTTGATTCAGAAGGGGTCTTCCAAATTCGCGTCAGCAGATGCCGACACTGGTCCGTTGGCCTGAGCCGAGTTTGACCAAAGGTCACAGGCTACATCGCTTCCATTCACCGACAAGGTGAAACGACCACAAGGGGCGTTTACTGGATCGTAGATGTCCTGCTTTTCTTTGGCACCCGACGGGGTGACGGTGATGCGCTGCTGGCTGCCAGCCCAGTTGGAAACCCATTGACGGGAAAGCTGCATGAGCTTATCCTTCTTCTCTTGGGCATCCTTGATCTTGGCTTGTGGCAGATCAGCCATCTTGGTCTCGATGATGTTTGCCTGCAGGCGCAGAGCAGTGACACGCTGATAGGTATCAAATGCCGCGTCGACCAAGTTGATGAAACCTTGGTTTGTGCGGGACTTGCTACGGTCAGTGGTGCCAAGCTCGAAAGCCGTTACAGGAACACCAGTCTTGTGCTGATAGGCAGCAACGATGCGACCTGGGTTCTCAATGCGACCCGTGACATCGACTGCACCAGCAGCCTTGAAGGCGTTGATGGCGTGCTTGAAGCCGTCTTCGTTTGCACCGAACTGGTGGAAGAACAACGGCATACCGTTGGTGAAGTTCAAGCCAAGGCCAGCCAAGTGCTGGAGTTCGAACTTGTCACGGTCAACCGTCTTGCCACCTTCAGTGACGAACTTGTAAAGCAAGTCTGTGATGGACATTTCCTGACCATCCAAAGTGACGCTAAGGTCGAGCTTGACAGGGTTCATCACACCAGTAACAAGGTAGTATTCCTTGCCAGTGTACGGTGACTTCTGACGAAGAACCGAGATGCGGCTGAGGCTTGCTTCACGCAGCGTGACCGAGGAGGGGATTTCCACTCCGTTGATCGAGCCCTTGAAGTTGACCTTCTTGTTGACACCGAGCATTTGAGTCCGTGCGGTGGACTGCAGATTGTCGATGTTGTCTGCAATCTGGTCGAACAAGTTCGTATCCAGATTGAATTTGCTGATGGTAGTTGCCATGGTATACTTTCTGTGTGATATTGTGAATAAGGGTGATTACTTTGATTTTGGACGGATGTCCGTTATTTTATACGAACCGTAGAGATTAGATCTCTGGAACGGTTGGCGTATCCTGAGGCTTCTCAGCGTTGAGACCTTCTACGAAGGCATCCTTGAGATCCTTAGTCTTTTCTACGGTCTTCTTCGGTGCGCTTTTGACGACCTTGAAGGTTGTGCCAGTGAACTTGCCAAGTCCACGGACTGCTTTGTCCATGATTGCCATGTGTTTTCTCCTTGTTGTTTATTATGGTGTTTGATATTCGATATGTAAAAAAATTTATTCTACATAATTGTCGCTTGGGAAGAGAACTTGAAGAATCTCTTCTATCATGTCGAAGAACCAGTCAAGCATTTGTCACCCCCTATCCCTTCTTTTTTGTGTAAACCATAGTGGTTTGGGTCGGGATGAGTGAGATGACAAATGCCGCTGGTGATCAACGATCAACCCAGTAACCATCTCTCCCAGCTGGGTGATTGGCGTAGGATGATCCACGCTTGAAGTTATTTTGCTCTTTAACATAAATGTAAAGAGTTGCCATAACTGAATAGCTTGTTACGAATCCGAGGAGGAACTGTAACATTTATTACCTACCTTTCCTGTAGATGAACCCACCTACAAAGAATGCTAGAGTTGTGATGATGATACCAATTGTTGTTTTCTTTCTCATGAGTAGAGGTATTCCTTTTTCTCTTGAGCTTCGCGCCCATCCATGAGAACTTCAACAGCCAGGTACTGCTCAAGCACGATTTGCTTTGCTTGATTGAAATCAATGCAAGGGATCGTGAAGTGATGATGGTCTGATGAATCACCAGTTGGAGATTGGATACCGAACTCAATCCATGCGGCAAGCTCTACTTCATTTTCAAGCCGGCGATATGCATTGTAGGAAGTGATCCAGCCTTTGGGCATGGAGCGTCCATCTGTTCGGTATGCCATGAAGCCGTAGCACTCTGACTGGTCAGTCTTGTGCTGGTGCAGTTCAAGTTTGAACAACATTACTTATTCTCCTTCTTCTTGGATTGACTGCGTGGGTTGTGAACTCCAGGATTGTCTTTACGACGCTGTGAACGCCGTGCATTCTTTTCCTTGAGTCGGGTGGATTCATTCCACCACTTTGTGTTTTCAGGCGATGCCATTGCTTTTCTCCTTGTCGTTGGTTAGAAACCAGCCGGCAATAAGAGTGATCCCCATTATAATGAGGCTCCATATTGCTTGGGCTGTCATGATTGCTCTTACTGTTTTACCGAATGACATTACTTTCCCCTTTTGAAGTTGTCAATTATTGATAGGAACTTTTCATCCATCTCCACATCGTATGGATACATGTTTTCTCGTACCATAGGTTTAGAAGAGATGATTTGAATTTGAACTTCTTGATTTCTGATTAACTTTGCCGTGAGCTTGGAACCAATTAAAGTACCAAGCCAGAAGGCAAATGGAATTGCGGTGATGAGCCAAAACACTACTTGTTCTCCTTTAGCTTGTCTTCTAGGACTGTGATTCGTGCGATGATGTTCTTCAATTGAAGAGCAATCTCATCGTTCATTGTGGTTTGTGCGTGATTGATGTCGGACTGATCGTGCAAGATTTCAGTGATCTTTCCGATTGTGGTGCTGATGAGCTTGAAGTTTTTGGCTGCAAGCTGTGTGGGTGTTTCTTCCATGATTGCTATCTCCCTTTGGGTTTGTGGTTTTCTAATTGAAATAAAAAAATTATAATAACATTACTACCCCTTCTTTTCAAGGCTAGGGTAGAGTCGCGCAAGCAACCACTCTCACAACGACCCTACCCTAGCATATCCAATTGGGGATAGCAGAACTGGTGCCCTGTTATCAACTTTGCTACGGCTGGGCAAACCGATAGTGTTTTTAGGTGTTGACTACCCACCTAGCTATAGCTAGGATCTGTAGCGTCACAAGATCACGTATTGATCCCAACCTAATGATTGGGTACTTCTCTTGCGCGCAACATCTTATGACTTGCTCTTGTCAATGATGGTGTCAATGGCAATGAGCTCAGCCAAGTGTTCGCGTGCCTTAGTGTCGAACTCACCTTCGGTCATTTGGAACAGCCATTCTGCAGCTCTTGGGACTCTGTTGAATCCCTTGAAGATTTGCACATAGGTGCTGTCGTTGTCTGTAAGGTTGTACTGCACTGTGACACGCAAGGCCATCCTCTTGTGAAGTTGACCGTTTTGTTCGATATCACCTGCTTCTACAGTGAAGTGTCCACCGGTGAAATCAATGATGCAAACGTACTTGAAGGTATCCAGTAGGATACGGTTGGTGAATGACATTACGAGACTCCAGTCTATTAGCAATCTGTCCGGTGATTGTCTTCGTAGTACGATCCAACAGCCATTGCTGACTCTAGTGTTGGGCCGGACGTTAACATCACCAATTCTAGTTTTGCTCTTGACTGCTCGTGCAGCTCAAAAGCTTTATCTAGAAGATTGCGGAGGTGAATTACATTTCTTTCTGGCATGATTACTCCCTTGTTGGTTGATAATTATTACTAGAACCCTTCTTTTCCAAGTTCTGTTCGTGTTTCTAGAAGAAAGGGGGAGAACCCCGCGTACCGAGTCCACAACCACAAACTGGGCGTGGGGTGCGGGGCGTAGCCCTGCGCAGGATGCGAACCCCCAAGGGGGTGAGCAGCCTGCAGAAAAAGGGGGGAATCGGTGAGTCCCGCCCGTCCAATAAAGGAACGAACGAGACCCACCGAATCGGGGGACTTCAGAACGCTTCGTCAGCGCTCATGTCAGTCGAGGCGATGGCCTTGGCGTCCACACGAGAGGCGTAGACACGGGCTTCCTCGGTGACACTGAACTCCGCAGTCGGAACTGGGTCCGAAGCAGGAGCGTCAACTGTCACCTTCCCACCGAGGAACACCTGTCGCTTTGGAACCTTGAGTTCCGTCACAACACCGTCCTTGGTGTAGGTCGTCTCGACTTTCGATGCCCGCGACACGACTTCAGCCGAAATGACTGAGCCAGCACGAACATGCGAGGCGATTTGGTTGGGCAGCCAGCACCACTCACGGACACCATTGGAATCCTTGAGCAGATTGACTGCAGTGGCCTTGGGACCAGCACCACCGATGCCAGCCACTACGAGTTTGACGGTCGTAGTCACCGCGTTGAGCATTTCGCTCATACCAATACCCCCTTAGGTAAGGTAGTAGTTGTGGGATGGCGGGATTGCCAACCCTTCTTTTCCAAGTCAAATTGACATGGAAACCTGACCGTCAGCGACGAATCGCTTATAATATGGGGGACGGTGAGCGCCCCAAACCTTTCTTTTCCCGCTGAAACAAGTTTATTTTGTATAAACCGTTTAGAAGCCAGCACATCAGCAAGGGAATCAGAGTTCTAGAACTCCAAAGACTTTTGTTTAGAAGTCTAAATACACTTCTTTACTATAAAAGTGAATCATCCAATTCGCTTGTATGCACGGACTACCCAGTCCATTGGGAGTTGATCGAGGTTTGCGTTTACAACAAACAGCCACTTGTCCCAGTTAGCTTGTGGCTTAACCCGCTTCATTGCGAATGCGTGAGCCCACAACCTGAGGATCTTGCGGTCTGTGTATTCTTCTCCTTTGTTGATATCTGACTCAATCAGCTTACCGACAAAGAACTCAGCCCAAGAAGCTATAGTGCCTGTGCTTGTAATGGCATTATACTGTGCCAAGAGCTTGTTGAACTCTTCTGCACTACTATCCATTTCTTCTTTAGTGAACTGGACAGTGGTCAGTTTGCTTGGCATGTACGGGGTATTGCACCACTTCAAGAGCTCTGAGTACTTAGCCCTGATCATTTCTTCCCTCACATGGAGGAATTCCACAAGCAGAGGTGACTCATCGTTCTTTAGTGTGAAGTGCTGGAACCCACCAGTTATATTGATCTTCTTAGGAATTCTTGTCGTAGACCAGTACGAGTCAATCCAAATTGGATCTGCATTTGGATCCTCATGAGATACGCTCAAGAACTGAGAAATGTTCTCATAGATATCCTTTGAGGCTTCCCTGATCTCGTACGCATCTTCCATGGTGATCATGCACTGTTGGACTGCGTCAATCAACTTCTCGTTTGATACCAGTTGGTTGCCAAGGTACGTGCCCAAGATGGCATAGTAAATGATCTTCGGCAATACGGTTGCACCAGTGCCACCAGGCAAACTCATAGATGCAGTACGGTTCCTCTTCTCGTCTTCTGGGCTATATACATCTGCAAGCCTTATTGCTGATGCACCTGGCATTTCTTCATACTTATACTGGATCATGTTGCTAGCCAGTAGGTTGCTTAGCTGAGGAACTTTATTATTAAGCTCTTCCCAACTTACTGAAGGAACTTCACCATATACATGGTAGCAGTTCTTGATTTCCTTTGGAGAAACAGGAATCACACTCCACTCACCGAAGTCATTAGGGTTCCTGAGCAAGAACGCACAGAGAGTCTTTTGACCATCTTCGGTGTAAAAGTCACGGATCATGACATTGATGGTGTCATCCAGGTCAAATCCACCATGGTTCTCATAGTTGGCAATAAAGAATTCACTTGGCACCACAAAGCAGTGACTTTCTTCGTGGTAGAATCCTTCATAGCTCTTGTTCTTGAACTTGAAGCCAAACAGCTCAAGGGCTTTCTTGGTCATAATGTGTGCACGGAATCCGTAAGGCACTGGCATCCAGGCACCGTTGTCTTGCTTGAATGCAAACTTGTTGGCCACAGGTTGAGATAGTGGATCAACAACTCCGTACATCATTGCAAAGCTATTGGCCTTGAGGTACATCAGTAGTTGACTTGATTCAATTGAAAGACCAATCTCTTCAAGTTTGTCTACCAATTGGTCAATCCTCTTCAGGGTAGACCTGGTGTTCTTGTCGTTGCTATCAGCCTCAGAGTTTTGTATGACTTGCTTCAACCAGTCGTTTGGATCACCGTTGATCATCTTGTCAACTTGATCATCAGTGCTGGACTTCAATGTGCTTAGCAAGAGGTCCTTGTCGATTATGCCTGCCACCTTATGGTAGATTGCCAAAGTAAGGTCATCAGTCTTAAGCGGTAGACGTCCATAGCTTGGCTCAATTGTTGTCCAATACCAACCATTAGTCTTTAGTTCAGGCTTGATGTTTGGAGTGAACGTCTTGATGTCGTAACCATTGATCATTTCATCCTTGACAATGATCGCATTGCCTTTGATCAATCCGCTCGGAGTCAACACCCTGAGGCTGACAACAGTAGTTTTCCCACTCTTGACATCCTTGATCTTGGCATCAATCCATTCCCTGGATGCATGTTTGTTATTTTCAAACAGCTTAATCGCAAAGGAACGACTGATCGCACTGATACCATCGACTTCTTTATCATCAATCCCAAGATCTGTTGGGTTCACGATATCAATGTTCAGTGTTTCTGCATACATATACGCAGCCGTCTGCCTGACCAACTCTTGAAGTCTCTTGGCCATTTTCTTGCTGTTTCCAACAGTCAGACCAATCTTGTTGAGACTATCAAGCCAGCCAGTGTTGCCTAGCACTCTGAGCACAAAGTGGAAGTCAGAAGTACTCCACCTGATAGCTACATTGTCTTTCATTGGGTTCTCAGATGGATCATAAGCCTCAGCCCCCATCTTTGTCTTCTTGAACAAAGGATGGATTTCAACTCGATACTTGGTATCACCAAAGAAGTGATCCAGGAATGGGAATGAGTATGCGCCAGACGGATACTCTTTGTAGTCAGAGCTGCTCCTATCCCTTTCCGGTGCTTGTGTATTCGTGATTACACGGATGCTACTCCGCGGACCACTTGTCTTGTAGTGTATCTGTTTGCTTATAGTTTCCACCGCATCACCTCCTGTGGTTGTTTGTGGAATTGGTTTTGGGTTCTCATTCATGGATGGCTCCTCCTGTGGAATTGATGTTCTAATCTTGCCTGACTTGCCTTCAGCCCTAAGCTGATTTGCAATTTCTATACTGCTCTCTGCCTGAACTTCGAACCACATATCGGTTCCGTTCAGCTTGACGTAGTATGTTTTCATTTTATTTTCTCCTTTAACTAGCCCATTGTGGGATCTATTTTCTAGTCATAAAAAAAAGACCCCCCAAGGAGTAAATACTCCCCAGGGGGTCCTTTATAACAATCAACTTAGGGTAGGCCTTTACCCCAAGTCAACTATTTGACGATGACCGTGTAGGTCTTGGTTGTCACCATCTGGTAGGACTGGGTGTCCTCAATCCAGGTGTTGACGCTCTTTACCTTGACGGTCCCAGTCAGCTGAGAGTTAGGGGTGCTCTTGACGAACTCCTCTGCCTCTTGCTTGCTGGTGAAGGTCTCGACCTTGTAGCTCTTTGCTACAGGAGCGAGTGCCTTCTTCTGAACCTTGGCATTTGGTGCCATGGTCCGGGACTCATCAACAAAGACATTCTTCTGCATGTGGCAGAGCTTGACCTCGTTGACGGTGGAGTGGCTCTTGTTGCAAGCCACGCACTTGATTGATGCCATGATGTCCTCCTCGGAAACCATGTTAGTGATGATACTTTTGCGGGATCATCATTGCCGCTTGCAGTCAAAGGCCTGACTGACTGATCATGTGTTTTACAACCTCGTGACCAACGGTTGGTTCATGGACATTTAACGTCGATCCAATCAGACGGATTATTAGTCTTGCGGTAGGATAATCAACTGGCTTGGCTGAATGTTGCTTCCATTCAACTTCACAAGTTGATCACGAACAGCTTCCATGTTGACTTCGTTGCCACCACAGTGCTTGTACCCAATGTCCCAAAGAGTGTCACCCGACTGGGCAACAACACTAGGAACATCACAGGTAACCTTTGACACTTGGTTCATCCGCATGCCAAAAAGTACCATGCCGACTATGATCATTGCGATCAAAGCCACGGTCAGCTTGATGTTCTTCTTCATTTCACCTCCTTTAATGTTGTAGGGAATGTGGTTGATTACAATCGGATTAGGATTGCGTTTCATTATTACTTTCCTCCTGTGCATCCGCACGGTAGTGGCTTGATTACCTGGTATTCAAACAAGGGCTTAGGCTTGGCGTCATTCTTCTTCTTCAACGCCTGCTTTCTTTCCCTGGTTGCTTTCCTTACTGCCTGCTCAGCTGCATCGCATACTGCGCACAGGAAGTAGTATGACTTGTTCGGTCCACGCAAACCATGGAAGAATCCTTGGCCTGCAGGTATCGAACGTCCACCAGGAACAGAGCAATCTCTTGCACTGCACCGGGCAGAATAGCTGTTTGTTTTCCTTGCTTTCATTACGGTCAGACCTCCAGTCTGGTTAGTTGTTATAGGTGGGGTAGTTTAATGACATACCCCAGGTCAATTACCACTAATTACTTAGCAATTGGTACCACACATGGCAAGGACTTTGTGGTCGGCATCCTTAACCATGTTGTCCCATACATTTACTGCATGGAGTGTCCAACGGTATCCCCACATTTGCTCACGATAATCCCATGAGCGCTCACCCATAAGACGTACAATCTTGCCCTTATACATCTTTGTGATGTACTCAGGTATATTGTGCCTATGTGTGAATGTGTGACTGTCAGATGCACCGCATCCTGCAAGCTCCAACCAGACAGCATTACCGTCATGGCAAATGAACTTACCAATCACTTCTGCATAAGGGGCATGAGCCTCGTATGCTTTGGCTATTTCTTCGCAGGTAGTCATAAAGACCCCTGTTTGGTTTGTGAACATCTCTCGACGTTCTCCTTTCCCAGTCATTGACTGGCTTGTGGTTGGATGGGACCCCCATCCCTGGGTGGGCGTGTTAAAGGCAATTTAATGACAATAACATCCCATAGAACCCCCCTATAAATTTTCCTATATTTTTAATACTTTAGAGATTTAGACAAGTTTATATAAGTGACTTAGGTCTCAAAAATTTTTTCCTAAAATTATGCCCTATAGGTTGTTTTTGATACTCACCTGTGCTAGCGTATCGCCCGCTGATCAAAAGGTCGGCTAAAACCAACAAACACAATAGGAGAAAACAAAATGCCACGTAAGCCCAACTACTCAATCGATGAGTCAAATCTTGCTGAGCTACATACATCACAAGAGATTGCTGAGTTCCAAGAGACATACTCAATCGGAGGCTTTGACCTGGATGACAACAGACAAGACTGGGAATGGGATTCAGACAACTACGGATACGACGATTACAGCTACTGATACATTTTATTATTATATTTTAAAAACTCATTCAACTACAAAGGAACAACTACACAAATGACAAATCCAACAATGCCAAATAACTTATTGGTATGTTCAGAAAAGCTTCTGAGAACAAAAACACCATGGAAGCTAGATACATCCATACTGGGACTACTCTCTAATGATCACTACATTGTGAGTTTCAATACACCTGATATGGATAATATTGAAGAATCCATAAATGATATCTCTAAGCCTTTGCGAGCATTCGTCAAAGACAAAGATATTGACAAGCGTGTTTTTATCGGGTACGGTAAAGACTGTTCTTTGCTTCCTCTTCTTAACAAGAATCTAAACACAAAATTTGATGTTGCGGTTTTTGTCAATAACACAGAACCACAGGAAGTTTACAAGTCATTATCTAAAACATGTGTTGTTTACAATATCTTTACAAAGCCCCAGTTGTTTAACAACGCTATATCGTGGGCAAGAGTAAATCAATACGTGGCAACAAAGCTTCCAGCGTACATGTCATCCAAAGTATCTTTGGAAGTCGCGGGATTGCTGATGTATGACTTCTACGCAGTAAACTTCTTCAATAACACTGAAAAGGTTCTAGTAGAGCTTAACTAGAGGGGTCTAAATCATCCCTAGTGAACTTTAGGATATTTGGTGCGCTGGCATCTAGTGATCGAACAACCTCTTCGGGAGATTGGTTGGTAAGGTCACAGATGTCAGTCACCATTGTCCATTGGTCGTGATCAAAGATAGACATAGTAAAATTATAGTCATCTTCTGTATGGACAGTGACAATGAGATTGTCTAAGCCGTCCATCTCTTCAAACTCAAAATCTAGCTGTGGCTCAGACGCATTCTTTCTAGACTCCAGGAATTGGTTGATGAGTCTAAAAAAGATATCCATCTGTATATCCTTATCTAATTTTTAAAAAATAAATTGAAAAAATTTCTGGCGAAAAAATTTCGGTCGCCGCGTTTTCAGTATAGTAACTTAACTTTAACAATAAGCTATTGTTTCTTCAAACGTCTTCTTAACTGAGACAGTTCAAAAGAAAGATCGTCTAAGGCAATTGAAATGTCTGAAACTCTTTCTTCTAAAGCTTTAATATCCAATTCAAATCTTAAAGTTATTGGAAACTCTATAATATTATCTTCTACTTCTTGACTTTCTTTTATTTTAGCTTCAAAGAATTCTTTATCTTGTTTTTGTTCTTCGTAAGCTTCCCAAAAAGCCTCTGGATCAAATTCTTCATTCATCCCAAATTTCCTCTATCCACTTCTCTCCGCACTCTCTGCACTCTATACCAATTCGAGTGCAGGGATCTGTTTTTTTGGTTAAATCATTACTTATTACGTTCATTGGCACTGGGCATTCTGAACACGGTTCTAATATATTATGGATATTATTAATATGCACTTAAAAACCCTATTGAGATATGTTTTTGATCTTGTCCTTTATGGCAAGGAACACTTCTTCGTTTTCTCTTAGTTGATTAATTGCATTTTCTCTTCCCTGAGAAAAGAGTTCACCATCATAATAAATCCATGCACCCTTTTGGGTGAGGATACCAGTTTCGATGGCAACGTCTAAAACGCAACCATATTCGTCAATACCTTTTCCGTACATGATTGAAAACTCGGTAACTTTCATAGGCGGAGCCATTTTATTTTTAATGACCTTGACTTTTGATACAATGCCCATTGAATTACCAGACTTGTCTTTGATATCTTCTTTCTTTCTAATATCAATTCTTACCGAGGCTGCATACTTAAGAGCCATGCCACCAGGAGTAGTCTCTGGATTTCCAAACATAATACCAATTTTGTTACGCAATTGGTTAATGAATACTAGCAGAGTTTTATGCGTATTGGCTTGACCAACTAGTTTGCGCATTGCTTTAGCCATCATGCGAGCTTGAAGACCCATTTGAGCCGACTCCATATCTCCTTCAAGTTCCGCTTTTGGAATGAGTGACGCAACTGAGTCAATAATTACTACGCCGAGTTCTCCTGAAGAAACTAGCTTGTCTACAATCTCCAAGGCTTCTTCACCATATGAAGGTTGAGCAAAAACTAGCTCGTCAACATCAACACCAACAGCGTTCATATAAACTGGATCCAATGCGTGTTCAGCATCGACATATGCGCACGTGATGCCCTGCTTTTGTGCTTGGGCCACAATTGATAATGCCAAGGTAGACTTACCAGATGACTCTGGTCCGTATATCTCAACAATTCTACCTCTGGGTAAACCACCGATTCCAAGAATTCTATCTAGGGACATAGCTCCTGTTGGAACGGAAGGCCATGGTTCAAAATTCTCAGAACCGAGTTTCATAACTGAACCAGCACCAAACTGTCTTTCGATCTGAGCAATTGCTAGTTCTAATTGCTTAGAGTCTTTTTTAGAATCTGTCATTCGTATATTCTACCATCTCAGCAGTTATATTTCAACCAATAATCATGCGACGTTTACGCTGGTATAATGTATCAGAACAAAAACGAAACGGATAAAAAATATGAACAAAAAAATAGACATGAACCCAGATTATCTGCGCGCAATGCATTTGTTAAAGACACGAATTAAATATCCGATTGATCTCATTAACATTTGGAGTGTATTTGGTCCTTGCGTAGAGCCTCATCCGGCAATTGAAAATTTAAGAAGAAAGTAACTTGACAGGACTTGACAGCATGTGTATACTGGATATAAGCAAGACTATAAAGTATATCCGTAAGTATAATAATAATGTGTATACATACACTGTAGCATTTGCTCATAAAACTCCTATTCAGGGTACTATTTTATTATAGATAGAATAGAGGCTTTATGAAAATATATCAGATATATATTCCAGAGCTTGCAACCTATGCAAAGTTCAAGGTATTTGAGCCAGAACAAATTGAACAGTTTGTAGTTTCTTTCAAAAAAGAAAATAAAGATCCAGATCTTTTAACTTTTAGAAAAAAAGTTGTAGAAACTTTTGTATTTAATCTTAAATCTGATATAACAGATTCTCTTCGCATGATGAGTAGGCAAGCAGCAGAGTCATGCATAGACGCATTATTTAACGGATGCATAATGCTCAATCCAGGTCTAGATATAGACCTTTGGTTGAGTATAGCCTATACGGGAATACTTGAGGATATTGATGCGCTCAAGGACATTGATTTTTCTAATAAAGATTCTGCTTTTATCGAATCACTAAGGAATATGAAAAAGACTAGCAAAAAATTTCCTAAGATTGATTTTGACGATTTTCCATTTGATATGAATCCAAAAGAAAAAATTAAACCAAAGATAAAGCAGATATCTAAACAAAAATATCTTGGACTAGAAAACCATCTTAAAACAAATGTCATAGGTCAAGATCAAGCTGTTGAGAATATAGTCTCTTCCTTACGAAGGTCTCAAGCTGGATTATCAGATACCGACAGGCCACTTGGCGTTTTTATGTTTGCTGGATCATCTGGAGTAGGGAAAACACACCTGGCAACAGTGCTACATAAATATTTATTTGGAAATGACTATCCTTTAGTAAGAATAGATTGTGGAGAATTTCAACACAAACATGAGAACCAAAAACTGATAGGATCTCCTCCACGGATATGTTGGTCACGATGAAGGTGGTCAATTAGTAAATCAAATAAAACAGTATCCCTCAAGCGTAGTTTTGCTAGACGAAGTTGAAAAGGCACATCCAGATCTATGGAGTACATTTTTAAGAGTTTTTGATAATGGAGTTTTGACAGATTCCAAGGGTGAAGTTGTAAACTTCAGAAATACAATTATTATTTTAACAACAAATTTAGGAAACGATAAAACTACAGAACATCTTCTAGCTGGAGGAACTGGATTTAATAGAGATATTAATTACAAAAACTCTACTAAAAAAATCCCAGAAAGATCCATGCTAGAAAAAAATACTAATGAAGCTATCCGCAAACATTTTAAACCAGAATTTCTAAACAGAATAGATAAAGTAGTTGTCTTTAATTACCTTTCACAAAAAGACTGCAATACGATAGCCAAGTTAGAGATGTCTATTACGGCAGAAAAATTGAGAAAAAAGGGTTATTCATTCGAATATTCTCAAGATGTAATAGATAATTTAATAGAAAGAGGGATAGATAGCGTTAAGGGGGCAAGAGGTCTTTCTCAAATTAGAAGAGAGCAAATTGAGTCACCAATAGCTGATAGTATAATAAATGAGCCAATTCCAAGGGGTAGCATATTTGAGCTTTACTTTGAGGATGAGATTTTTAAGTTCAGCGTCAAAAAACCCAAGAAGCAAACAGGGTTGTTAAAAGAAGTTTAGTTTACTATATATTAAAATAGGAAAAGGAAAAAATATGCGCGTTCCAAGAACTACAGGTAGAATGCTGGGGTCGGCAAGGTCTTACTCAACTAGACTTTTAACTCCAGCAAGATCAGCCTACACTTCTAGTGGTGGAGGAGTAAGAGGTTTTGCTGCCGCTGCTGGAACAGTTAAAAGGCCAATGATGGTCGGTGGAGGTCTTTTTGCAGGGGCATCAGTAGTTGGCTCTAGAAGAACTGGCGGATTAGATAAAACAGTTGGAAGACCAACTGGGATGTATCAATACTAAGGAGTAACATGAGAGTTTCAGGCAGGATAGTCAGCTCAGCTAGAGGTGGAATTAATAGAATAAGTAGAGCTGCATCCTCCATGTCAGGTCGCATTGGAGTAAGCGGAATTGACGATGCGTTTGCTGCAGTCGGGTCAATGACAAGACGTGGAAGAGCTGAGATGGAATTGGGTATGGGCGGAAGATTTGCCGACATAAGGAGACAGAACTTAATAGGATACGGCAGAAGAGCAACTGGTTATGCCGGAATAGGAGCGTCTGCTGTGATTGCGGCGTCTTCCAATAGATCTACTGGAGCCTATACTCCTGGACCACGTCCAGCAATGTCAGCTCCCCCAAGCATGGGACGCTTTGCTTAAAGTATAATATAGATCATGAACAATTGGAAAATGTACATAAATGAAAATGGTGATTTTGAATTACCAAATTTTCTTTATAAAACAGTCATGGACCTAATGAAGCAATCACTGGATATGGGTACTCTTTTATCTGAGGATCAAGCAAAGTTAAGGGCCTATAAAGAGCAAACAAAAAAACTGTTTAAAAATAAATGGTATGAAATAGCAAAAGCTCTAGAAGCGTTTTCGATAATTGATCCGTGCATATGCTCCACGCAAGAAAAAGAAACTTATTGCGACATATGCAAGGGGGCTAGATATATAATAAGCTCAACTCTTACCCCAGATCAAATGAGAGAAGTTGGCCTTTTTACTAACGCAGGAACAACCTCAGATATAATAAATAAGTTACAGAAAAGTCTAAACGAAATACTTTCTGAATATCCATAAAGTTGGAAAAATGTCTGAAATAGAAAAAAAAGAAAAAGTTTCTTTTATGAAACAGTTTGAATCACTTAGGCCTGATTTATTTTTTCCAGAGTCATGGACTGATGATGAAAAAGAAAAAGCAGTAGAACTAATAAAGCCACAGAAAACAAGAACAGCTATGTTCTCGTCTATACCAATGAACTGCGAAGCAGAGAAATGTATCTTTGCGGATACATGTCCTCTCTTAAGGGAAAACTTAGCTCCAAGAGGAAAAGCATGTCCAATAGAGATGGGAATGGTTGCTCAGTTCACTGCAGAATATTTAGATCAATTAGAGGTAAATCCAAATAATTTAGTGGAAGTCTCCATGGTTAGAGACTTAGTTGATCAAGAAGTCCAATATCTTAGAAAAACAAAACTTTTAGCAAAAGAACATTTTGTTCAAGAAAATATAATTGGCGTAGATCAAGACGGTAATCCAATTTTCAAAAAAGAACTTCACTTGGCTGTAGAACTAGAAGACAAATTACATAAAAGAAGAAAAGATTTAAGAAATCAACTTTTGGCCACACGTGAAGCAAAAGCAAAGGCTGGTCAAGTTCAACTTGATACAGCACAAGCAATATCAGATATTATAGGAAAAGTACAGTCAATAGAAAATAGTAGAGAAAAACTATTGAAACAAAAAATGGGAACTGCCGAACTAGACGAATACATCATTGATTCAGAGGTAGTCGAAGAAAAAGAAGTGTAGGTAAAAAATGCCAGAACCAGGTGGAATACCACTGAGAAGGTTTCCTGTAGTAGCTGGCTCAGGTGGAAATACTGTATTGGAACAACTCTATTCTATGTTCCAAAATCTTGGCAAATCAGTATTTGGAACTGGGGATGATGAGGCAGCTCTCAGACCACTACTGGAAGATGCAATAACAAGAAACTTGCATCAGCCCATAGACGCCGGAGTTATTAGATCAATCTATGGAAGCTCAGAGGAGCAATTGAGTAGATATGCTGATTTTGACCTTGCATACAGGAGAGCTGTTAGAGATGAGTTGACTAGTGGAGTTGGGATTAACGCTGCAAGAAGGGCACAATTAAGAAACGCTCTAAATCCTAATTCTGAAATCAACCTAGGACTGATATCTTCGGTAAGAGCAAGAAGAGAACTTCAAGCAACATTCAACATTGATGTTCTTAAGGTTGGAGATTTAATAAAAAACGCACGGAGTTCCAAGCATCTTTCTTCCAACAAACAACGCAACTGGAAGAACTATGTCCATATATTCAACAAGCTCAAATGGTGGTTACGAACCGATGCTGGATCTTTTTCAGAACGGTACATTCAGCATTGATCCAAGGTCCCAGCAAGGCGCCTTTACTCCACCAGAACTTTCGTTTAGGATGGGTACAAGTTCTCTTCCATCATTAGAAACTTTAAGAAACAGAGTTGCGCTAGGAGGAAGAAGAGGTATTCAAGACCTACCAAATGACTCTGTTCTTTATTTTTTAGATACAGAAACTACTGGTGCAGCAAGATCGGATATAATTAGATCTATCTCCATGAGAGAAACAAGATTGTCTAATGTTTCTGGAGTTGCTCAAATATCTGATCCATCTCCTGGAAATTTGGGAGCGAGATTTGTAACCGCTCAAATGGCTTCACTTCCAGCAGCAGATCCATCAGATTTAACAAGAACCATAAGTTTTGCAGATGCAGTAATAAAAAGGGAAACTCACTTTGGAACACCAGCAGCAAGAGGATTAACAGATAAAATTTTTGACTTAACTTCATCTGAGGGAAGAGTTTCTGCAGCAAACTATTATCAAGAAACATTTAGAAGACTAACTCAAGACAACGCGTATCTTGTTGCATATAACGCTAGATTCGACGCACAAAAATTAATGGACTCGGCTTCTTCTCTTGGAGAATTTATGGACAATCCAGAGTCAAGACAATTATTAGAAAAGCTCCAACAAAAAATAGCTAATGGCGGAGTTATTGACATATTTGAAATGGCAAAAACAAGACTAACGGACAAACTTTCTGCCAGACTTTCTGCTGCAGGAGACGACTCAGAAAGAAGGGCACTACTAGGAATAGAGTCCCTATTGTCTCCAAGAGCATTAGGTAGAGCGCAAACAGCCGGTGAAGCGGTAAAGCCATTTGGTTTGGAAAACTTAGTCGAATCATCAAATTTATTAACCTTGATGGCCAGATCAGGGACAACAGAGGAAATGGAGATTATTAACACTTTAGCCTCTGGGGCATCAGCTCACATTGACGTTACTGACGAAACTGTAGCAAGGCTTTTATTTAAACACATGCAAAGCCTAGACTTAAATGTGCCTGGTGCAGCTCCAGATTTTAGTGGACTAGATCCATCTGTTGTTTCAAAAATTCAAAGAGGACAATTAAACATAGCTTCGGCAAGAGCAATGGTTTCTACTGTTAATTTGTCTGATCCAAGATATCTTACTGAAAATGTTTTGGGCCATATGATGAATGTTGAAGAAGCTTTTCAGAGAATTGAAGTGGAAGCTCCATTAAGTGCAATAATTGGAGGAGCAGCTTCAGAAAGAGGAACCCTTAGATACGACCCTTCATCTGGTCAATATAAATTTATATCACCAAGATCTGGGTTAAATGCTCCTATAGAACAAACAGTTGAAAGATCAACAGCAGAAGGTTTCATAAGAAGAGAAATAGCTGCAGTTAGATCACTTGCGCCAGACGCAAGTCTTGAGGGAAGACAAGCAATAATATCTACACTTGGCATTTCGCCTATCCAGCAAGCAAATATAGAATACACAAATAGATTTTTGACATCTAATATAAATTCCAGAATTGCAACTGGATCAATTTCTCAGATAAGCACATCAATAGGAGAAAACGAAGAAGCATTTTTTAGAGCAATGTCTGCAACTGGAAATGTAACTGGTTTTTCTGCAGAAACAGCTCCAGATGGAAGTGGCTTTCTTGGAAGAGTTAGAGGCGCTCATCAAATAGTGGGGAGATCATCAAGAGAAGCTTATGTTAAAGCTTTATATGAGGGTGGAGTATCTTCAGCATCACTAAACCCGGAATTAAGGTCAGCAGTGGTTTCTCTTTCGGCAATGACTTCAGAGATAGGCGCAAAAAATCAATCTCTACTCAAATCCCTATTCCCCGAAATTGCAGACGCAGAAGAGTTGCAAGGAAGAGTTTCAGCTGCAGAAGGACTTGTTGCTAGAAATATTAGATCAATGAGTGACATTGGGATAACTCATATGAAGACGCAAAAAACTCTTTCAGTTGGTGAGTCTGTAATTGCACTTCCATTTAGTGTACTAAAGCAAATGAAGACACTAGATGAATCTGGAAATCAAATAGACTTTTTGAATGGATTAGGCCAAAGGTCTTCAAGGGTTAGACTTTCTGTTGCTGCAAGAGAGCGTGGAGTAAGCGTAAATGCAATATTTGGTGGATCACTTGGCCAAAGAATGACTGAATCACAAGCTAGAGTGGCTCGAGTTGAAGCAGAGTCAGCATATGCAGCAGTCAGGGGAATGGTCCAGGGTAAGAGCCCCGAGGCGATGGTTCAAGAAGGTTTGGCGGCCTCTAGGTCTCAAGCCTTATCTACACTTGCGTCTGTTCAGGATAAAGAAAGATTTGTATCTTCATACATGGAAAGAGGATTTATAGGAGCTACTCTTGAAGCTTCAGACGATGTAAGTGAAAACACTGTACAGAATGTAGCAAGAGTAGTTCAAGAATTTTCTGGAGGTGTAGATAATGATTTAATCGCAGTTCAAAGGGGACTGGTGATGAACGCTGCACAAATGGATGAAGACAGCGCAGCATTTGCCATAAGAATGTCTGATGAGGCTATGCAGGAAGCACAAAGAGCAGGACAAGCAGGGGTAGACTTGATGGCAAGATCTTCTGCCGGCTCACAGCTAGACATATTGAGAGGAGCTTTAAGGAGAGGTGTTGATGATCCAGAATTTTTCGGAAGACTCAGAAGTTTTCTTTCAAGAGCAGAACCATCAGAAGATCTAGCTTCAGCAAGACCAGTTGCAAGAAGAGCATTTAGGGATGCAAGTATCCTAGAAAAAATGGATATTTTAAAACCAAAAATCTACAAAGGAGCGATTGGTGTAGCAGCTCTTAGCGCTGGTTACTATTTAGCAAGAAGAGGTTCGCAAAATCAAGCCTTTGAAGAAGTAATGGAAAGGCAGCCGACTGAACAAGGCCCACTTTCAATTAAAGAATTTAACGATCTTGATCAGACTTTAGCTAGTCAAACTTCTTCTAGGAGAGATCCTTTGGTTACAGCCGGAGTTGTTGGAAATTTAGATAGAAATAAATCTAATCACCACAAAATGGGATCAGATAAATATAATCATTTATTCGGAGCATAAAAATGCCAGCAGGAAATCCACTTGGATATTTAAGCAAAATAGGAAGAAGAGCAGCTACTACTCGGTAGAAAAATCGGCAATGTAATGAGGCACCCAACTTTTGGGGCAGGTAGATATGGTGCAGGTGCCTTAGCTCGGAACATACATAGCCTACAAGGGTTTTAAGGGAGTGTCGGATCAAGTGGTTCCAGCAGTAACAGACGCAGCTATGGATGTAGCCTTCAACGATCCTCAAGCAGATAGAGCAGTTCTTGGAACTGATTTAACTCCAAGCATGTATCTTGGCGTTAAAGGCCCAAGCGTAATAGGATCTTTCGCAAGAGGTCAAAACGCAGTAAGGTTTGGTGTTGGAGCTGGGACCAATCCAGTAGCAGCGTCTATGGTTCCGGGCTTACGGCGGAGCTCTTACTGGAGCTGGACTTGGGTATAAGAGAAGTGGAGTAAAAGGAGCTATTGTTGGGGGAATAGCTGGTGGAGCAATGGGGGGAATGCTTGGCGGAGGAGCAGCTGTTGGTCAAGCAATTTCAACAGCAAGAGCAAACAGGCAAATAATATCTGAATCTCCTTTTTATAATCACTCAGCTTTAACCGCACAAAGATTAAATGCCAGTGGTAACATAGTTCTCGGAATGCACAATCAGAGGAGAGGCTAATGCCATTAAATCCAATGACTGGTCAAGTGGATTATGGTGGAGCATCATACGATCCGCAAAACTTAAATGCCACAATGGGTATGCGTGCAGCAGCAAGAGCGGATGTTCAAACTCCGTTTGTTTTTGATCTATTAGAATCTCTTCCAAGCGTAACAACATCAGCGCTGTTTAATGCAAGGAGATACGTTGGCACCTTAGAAAAAGGTGGGTTTTTTGATGTTGGATCAAGAACAACTGGGAGGCAATTAAGAAGAGCTCAAAGATATGGCTCAATGGTCGGTGGCCAACCAGCTGCTACAACAGCACAACAATTTATAGGTGGAAGATCTGGCGGTTTAATATCAAGATATGCACAAAGAAGAGTAAGACAAGGTAAAACTCCTCAATTACTTTCCGCTAGAGCGAACAATCTAACAACCAATCCAAGAGCAGTCGGAAGATTTTCTTCCTTAAGAGCTTTAGCTGGAGATACAACAAAGGGATATACTCCTTTTCAGGCAATACCAAGTGCAATAAACTCACTTGCCTCTAGGTCAGCTAGATTTAGGGGAAGATTCTTAGGATCAGATTTTGATCCAGCAACAAGTAGAGCTTACTCTGGTGGAGTACTAGGTCGAATCTCATCAATGCAAAAAGTTAATAGCTTAAATTCAAGAATACTTAAGTTTGAAAAAGATTTTGCAAGTGCTACCGGTGGAGCAGTTAGAAGAGTTGGCTCAAAAGAAGGAGCACAAACCTTAGGCCGTTTTAGGCAAGCTAGATATACAAAAGCTCTGCAAACCAGACAAGCTATAGCGACCAATGCAGTAAGGGTTGCTAACATAACAAATCCAATTCCTACAGCAGCATCACTTGCACGTCAAAGCCCCAGGTTTGCTGGCTCAACCATGATGACAGCATCAGAAAGAATGGCAATTGCTAGAAATGCAAGAGCTGGAATGGTTGCCGGTAGAACGCAAGCGGCATTTTCGTCAACCAGCAGATTTATAGGAAACGAAATGACTTCTGGAGTTTTAAGTAATAGAATAACTTCTTTTGTCGGTGGAGCCCTAAATATGGCAGATGCAAGCGCATCACAAATATCTGCATTGAGAAGAGTTGCAGCTAGAACTGGTGGTGTTTCAGCTGGAAGAAACGCAGTTTCAGCTTTTAGCATGGGCGGTCAATATGTGGGTGGATTTGCAACTGAAGTTAGGGGTGGATTTAAAATGATGGGAATGGCCACCAAATATATGAAATCTGGTGGTTCTAGGGCAGCTGGACTTAAAGTGGCTTCGATGGGCGCAGTAAAGGCAGCTTCTCCATTCCTAATGCCATTAAACGTTCTCGCAACTGGTCAATTAATATACGATATAGGTAAAGGTGTTGGAAAAATAGCATCATCTGGCGTAAACTTTGCTAAAGATGCGCTAAAATCTATGCAAGGAACTATTAATAAACCAATGTTTGGAACTGGATTCAAAGATAACGAAGTGGCTGCTACATCAAGGGCTAGAGGCGTAATGGCAATACAAAACTCAAGGCTAAATGCAAGAAGCTTGCTTGGATCAGAAGCCGCAATGCTAGCAGCACATTTTGGATAATTATGACATCAATATTGAAACAAAAAACAAATCAATTTAGAAAAGATCTAGAAAAATTATCTAGAGAAGATCTTATTGAAATAATAAAAAATCAAGATATTGAATCCTACAAGCAAGTAAATAGAATTGAATGGGTATTCAAAAATAAGCTTAAACACTTAAACTGGGCAAGTGGTGAACCAATTGTAGAAAGGCCATTGACAAAAAGAGAGCTATCACTTTTGGTTGATGAACCATTTGAGGTTGATAATGAGCTTTTAGAGGCTGGCATATCTGCAGAGCAACAAAGACAGATTCACATAGCTAAAGATCCATGTATATGGGCAAAACAATTTTTAGGTGCAGAGACAAGAGTTTATCAAACTTTAATTTTGCGCGATCCATCCCTTAGAAAGGTTTTGAGAGCTGGTCGTCGTCTTGGTAAAACATTTAGTATGGCGATAGCACTTCTTCATTATAGCTACACAACAAAAGATGGCAGATGCTTAGTGATCGCACCTATGAAAACGCAGGTAGAACTTATTTATCAAGAAATAGTTAGACTAGCATCAAAAAATGAGATAGTAATGAACTCGATAACAAGAAAAGTTACGAGTCCTCAATTTATGATACAGTTTTCCAATGGCTCAACAATAAGATTCTTTACATCAGGTATGAGATCTGGTGGAAAATCTGACGTAGCTCGTGGTCAAGAAGCACACATGATAGTTTTAGACGAAATGGACTACATGCACAGTGACGACCTAGATGCCCTTTACGCTATGCTTCAAAAAACTGCAGAAGATCAACCAGACAAAGTTTTGATAGGGGCTTCAACTCCAACAGGAAGAAGAGAAAGATTTTGGGAGTGGTGCAGATCTGATAGATTTCAAGAGTTCTGGTTCCCATCCTATTGCAACCCGTTTTTTTCTAAAGAACAAGAAGACGAATTTAGGGAACAATATTCCGAAATAGGTTATAGACATGAAATAGAAGCTGACTGGGGTGAAGATTCAGAGGGTGTGTATCCAAGAAAGTTTGTTGATAAAGCATTCGTTGAACCAGGCTGGAACTATATTCCAGAACTTACTTCTGCAAGAAGTTTTCACACAATTGGTGTTGACTGGGATAAATATGGAGCTGGAACAAACATAGTGGTAGTTGAAGTTTGTGCCGATTCGTATGAAGAAGATAGATTCAGAAATAAAGTAAAACTATGCTACAGAGAAGAAATACAAAAGTCTGAATACACTTTAACAAAAGCAGTTTCTAGAATTATAGAACTAAATAACATTTTTCATCCTAAGCATATTTATGTTGATAGGGGCTACGGTGAGGTCCAAGTAGAGCTACTGCATAAGTATGGCGTAGAAAATCCTTTAAGTGGCTTAAAGGATAAAGTTAAAGGCGTAAGCTTTAGTGAAACAATTGACATAAGAGATCCTTACACTAAACAAATTGTAAAAAAAGAAATTAAGCCATATATGGTAGACAATTTGAGGCAGTATTTAGAAAAAGAAGTACTAGTTATTTCTGAAAAAGACGCAGAAATGTATATGCAGTTAATCTCTTATGTTGTTTTAAGAACTACACAAACTGGAAGGCCAGTTTTTGAAGCTGGCGGTTCTGCAGTAGACCATGCGCATGACGCATTAATGCTTGCGCTATTGGCAATAACAGAGAATTATAATGATCTTCACAAGGTTAAGTTTGCTACAAAAACAGAGTCGTTTTCTAATACCTTTTTTATGCCCAAAGCCAGTGGTTCATCTGATTCAGATTTTCCTTCAGAAACAACAACTTTATCTGGCAGAGCTGATAAACTTGCTCAAGCAAGATTTGGGGCAAAAAAAGCTTTTCTTAAAAAGCCAAATTCCTCAATAAAGAGAAAGACTTTCTAGTATGGCCAAATATAGTTTGGGTCAAAATAACGCAGTTGAAAATGTGTTCTCCGACAACATGGGGGAAGTCTCAACATTTTCTTCTGTAGGAGATAGAAAAAACGATTTAAGTAATTACATCAGCCGGAGAAAATAGCCAAAAATACTCTAATTCATTTTCTCAAACTTCAGTATCAGAAGTAAGAAATAATGTTTATTATTGCGAATCGATTATTTCTGAATTGTTGAACGAAATAAATAATAACCTACTTCAGGTAAATATAAATCCATATTCAAATATTGAATTGGAAAGAGCTCATAGAGCAGTTTGGCAAGACGCTGTAAAGCACGTAGAAAACGCCAAGCAGATGCAAGCACCAGAGTATATAACATATGAGCAATACTCCTATGCCTCAGAACACCAATGCAGATCATGTAGGGAGTTAGTAAAGCAGTATGACCTAACGGTAAATCACACTTCGTTTGGTCATTTATTTGAAATAAAAAAAATAATTTCTTACTTAAGAAATGAATCAATTATTATCAAAAACATAGCAACTCATCAACTAGGGGATGGTTACAAAGATGAATCAGAAGGCGAAATTGCAAAACAGCTATCAGATTGGTCCAAAGAAGCGACGCACTATACGAAACAGTTTGCCCAAGAAATCACATCGTCACCAACATCAATCCCAAAAACCGAATTGGATCAAATCTCTGAAAAACAAGCCGCTCAACTCCAAGCTTTTTTTTCGCTCAAAGTAAATTCGTATACATCAGAAATTTCATCAATATCAAATTCTCTAAAAAGAGATTGTGTAGATACGGCTACAGTTTTTTATTCTAACTATCTACTTCCTGCAGTAACATTTAAATCTAAAGTTATTGAGCCACTAATGTTGGATTTCACTACTACAAATTTGGCTAGAACTTGTCCAACATTGGTAGGAGAAATGGTTGTTGCCAGTAACGCAATTACTGGAAACCTAGGGTCTATATCAAGTGACTTTTTTGAAAGAAGAGCTCAGATGGGCAAAAAGATGCAAGCCCTAATTCAGCTGGTAGTTCTCAAGAGAAGATATGTAAACTACATCACCCAACTAGAATCAAAGGCAGTTCAAAGAGTTAAAACTCTTGTGACAACAAAAGACCCAGAAATAGAAAAGTATAAAGAAATATTTTCCTCTATAAATATAGATTCTGAAAGAAGAGAAAGTCTAAGATCGTCGCACTCACAATTAGATGATTTGACTGAAGACGCACACCCACAGTATCTTAGAAAAGATGGTGGAATCATAACAGGTGACATACACATTGCCTCTGGGGTAAAAATAGCAGGAATCGATTTTGCAAATCATAATCACTCTGGTGTAGATGGTTCCAATTTAATTAGCGCTTCGAGTATTGATTACGTGGCAGCAAGAGAAGAATTCTATAATTCAACATCCTCTATTCCATATGGCAATCTTAATGTTACTGGATTTTCTCAGTCTCTTTTAACTGGAGGAGGCGTTGTTTTTGAGGCAACAATTGAAGTTGATATAGAAGATGATAAACTCGATGCTTACGAATTTGAAATATTGTATAATGAGATTTAGATATGTCTTGGTTTAATTACTTATTATCCGGCGTTAATTCATACGCACCAGTAAGAAGAAAAATAGTCTTTCCTCAGGTTTCTGAGAGATTAAAAGCCAATGACTGGGTGCACGTAAATTTAAATAATCTGGATATAGGAAAACTTTTTTATTTTGAAGATGGATTAATCAAAACTAAATTTGACTCAGACTCATACATTGTGGTTTATGAGACTTTGACTTCTAAGACTCCAACATTCAGTCTTATAGTTGACTCATCAAGCTCTGATATATATAAAAGAAATTTGTGGTTCAAATCTCTTACTGATGTTGAGCCAGGAAGTCAGCCAGTGGGAGAATATTACATATACTATCACAAAGACAATATCCAATACATAGAACTTAGTGGATCTTCATATGTCTCAACAACAAATCCATCTGGAAATAACTTCATAGCATCTAATTCTGGTAATGCTGCTGCAAGCATAAACTTTTATTCAACAGAAGTTTCTTATGACTCAAATCAAAGAGTGTCTTCAATAAGCTTTTTGGGCGACACAGCCTCTTGGAGGGAAGGTAAGAGTTCTCTTTCTGGGTCAAAAATCATAGCTCCTTTTAATGGTCCAAAGATTAAAATATATGCAACAAAGTCATCTTCTTCTGGTATTATTTCTTTAAAAATAGTAAAGTCATCAGCAACTGGAGATGGACAAAAAGTAGTAAAAGAAAATATTTTAATAGATCTTTATTCCGCAAATGAAGAAGTCAATCAATTAATCTATGAACTCGACATGCAAACAGAATTACTATTCTCTACATACGAAGAACTGTATGGTGATTTCTATTTTGAGATAGAAATCTTAGAGCAAAAAAACCCAGCATCTTCATCTTTTGGGTGCAAACTCAATAAGTACGCTTATTCAAAAAATTATGAACTTTTATTTGATGATGAGGAAATAGAATCAAATATAGCTTTTAAGACTACTGGTGGTGTAAAGTAATGGCTAAAATAGTTAAGAAAATCACTGGCCTTAAGCCAAACCAAAACTATTTGGTTACCCTAAAAGCAAAAAATACTGAAATCTCTGCAACCGATGAGCCTTATCCATCTGTTAGATTTTTAACTCCAACTGACTCCACAATTCCAGGTCCAATAGATAGCAATACCTTCTTCATCTATGGAAACTACAAATCAGTGATGTTTTCTTTTGAGCCGACAAATGATTTGGATGTAGATAAATATAAATATGAGCTATATTCAGATTCTGCAGGAACCAACCTAGTATCTTCTCGGATATGCAACAGCAAGCGTTTTTACGGTTGATGTTCCTGGTAACAGTCAGGCAGTTGATGACTCATCTGCACAAGTAGATGTCATATATTACGGAAGAATAAAAACAGTAGACACTTCTGGAAACGAAAGCAGCTGGACTCCAAGCACTGGCTTAAAAGAATCTAGTGAAACAGTTTTGATTGACAGCGCACACATAAGAAATATAACCGCTTCCAAGATAACAGCTGGAACGATAAATGCTCACGAAATAATCCTAAAGCAACAAGGTGCCCAAACAACAATAACAGCACCAGCAAATATGGCGATACTAAGGTCATCAAATTATAATGGATCTTATAACAACTCAACTTCTACATGGTCATCTGGAACAGCTGGTTGGGTTATTGGTGGAGATGGTTACGCTGAGTTTGGAGCAGCTGCAATTAGAGGTGGACTAAAAGCATCTTCTGTTTGGATTGATACAAATAACAGATGGAATAGAAATGCTGCTGATACTGCAAATGTTTCAGAGTTTAAAGCTGGATCTGCTACCAAGTATTTGTATTTCGATGGCACTAATTTGACCTTTACTGGAAATCTTTCAGCAGCTGGTGGAACTTTTTCTGGTGATCTTTCCGCAGCTGGTGGAACTTTTACTGGAGACCTTTCAGCAGCTGGTGGAACTTTTTCTGGAGACCTTTCAGCAGCTGGTGGAACTTTTTCTGGAGACCTTTCAGCAGCTGGTGGAACTTTTTCTGGTGATCTTTCCGCAGCTGGTGGAACTTTTACTGGAACATTACAAGGAGTTGATGGAACTTTTACTGGATCTATATCAGCAGGTCAAATAACAGCTGGAACTATTACTGCGACTATATCAATATCTTCATTGGGTTCGATTAGCGGTGGAAGTATAAGTGGTACAACAATAACCACTGGTGGTTTTACAGTCGATGCACCAGGATCTATACAAGCTAGAAATATAACGGTTAACTCGCAAGATGAAGGCCTAACATATCGATGCCGAAACGCGTTTCCTACTGGTACTGGAACAACCCTTGTAGCAGCTACAAACATCGCTCGGTGTTGAAAGAATTGTTAGAGCTACGTCTTTAAGGGATCAAAAAGAAAACATCACCGACATGCCAGAGGGTTTGTCTATTCTGAAAAAACTGAGACCAAGAATGTTTAATTGGAAACAGGGTGAAATAGATCCAAACACGAACGAACCTTGGACACCAGAAGCTAAAGCTATACATAAACTAGCTCCTAAAAGCTATGGTTTTATAGTTGAAGAAGTGTATGAAGTGCTACCAGAATTAGTCGCACTTAGCCAACCAGATTATAATAAGCCTTTGGATCAAGAGGGCGGATTTTTTGACCTAAATGCCTGGAAACCAACAATGTGGAAAGAAATTGAAGTAGTTCCTATTTTAGTCAAAGCTGTTCAAGAACTTTCTGCTAAAATTGAAGAACTTGAGTCTAAAATATAATAATACCGTTATGGGTTGACATTAGCCTTTAGTAGATGTATACTCTATGATTCTTATGTCAAAAATGTTTGCAAGAAAAAATAAGCAAGAGGAACAGGAATTAGAAGTGCCGATGCAACCAAACCCAATCAATGAAGATTATGAACAGGTAAATAAAGAATCTTCTAATCTCGATATAAATTTAGTGATCGCATCATTTCAGGAAAAGCTTACTCAAGTAATGACTGAATTGATCGTAAAAGAGGCTACAATAAAGCAGCTTCTAGCTCATATAGAAAAACTCAAGGAGAGATAA